AATTGGTTAAAGGATAATAAGCAGAAGTTGCTCAAATCTACTGTAACAATTGAATCTTATGAAGGTTTTAATGGTAAATATAAGGTTAATGATGCTATTGATTTGTTAGTTGGTGCCGGTATTATAGATACAAAATTCTATACCTCTACTATAGGTAACTTAGATAACCTAGAAAAAGCTGAAAAAGAATTAAAATCTGCAGAAAAGACATACGTTCAAACACTTACAGGATCAGCAAATAATGATTTTCAAAATGTAACATCTGATGATATGATGGCTTATCTTGTTGGAGATGAAGTTAAGGTTACTGCAGTTATACCAACACCGGCAGAATTAGTAAAAGAATCCGATGGATTCAGTAACCAATTTGGAGAATTAATTAAACTTCAAAATGAATGTAAAAAATCTGGAAAGTCAGCAATTAATGCAGTAAATAAAGCTAAAAAAGATATTGGTGAAAATGCGAATGAAGCTGCTAGAGATTGTATGAAAATGGTTAGAGGGGCTAATAGATGGAATAATACTGTAGTAAGCACTTGCTTTAAATTAGTAAATTATTCTGTAAAATTAACATTAGATATGTGTAAAGTATATGTATCTGGAAAAAGTACAAGTACAATTAATGTAAAAGGTAGGAGTAAAGAATCTGCTGTAAATGCATCATTTAGTTTTGTATAAAATAAATATATGAGATTAGGCTTAAGCCTAATCTCATTTTTACTAAGAAAGGAGTCGTATGCCTTTAAATTTAAATTTAGAAAATTCCGATATATCTATAAATGAAAATTATAGATATAATAAGTCTAATAATAAATCGGTTATATTAGAATATACAGGTGAATTATATAATAGATTAGAAAAAGATAAATATGATTTTTTTAATACTATAATAAACTCAGAAGATACTGATAATTGTAGTAAATTTATTGATGTAATAAACTATATATTTTCTGGGTCTAATATATATTTAAAAAATAGCATTAATAAAAATACAGCTATCATAGAAAATATGGCTAATAACCACGAAAAAATAAATGAATTTATTAATAATATTGATAATAGACACAATTGTATAGAATATTATAAGAATAATATTATAGATAAAGAATCATCATTTCCAGATGTGTTATTATTTAACGAAAAGGATATACAATATATATTTAATGATATATTAACCAATGTAAATACACAGCAATGTTCAGATTTTGAATCTGTAAAAAATACAGTTAATAAATATTTTAGCTTTTCAAAAAATATAGAATCATCTGAAGAGTTCTTGGAATATATATATCAGTATCCTGAAATATGTAGATTATTTAAAAATATTTGTACAGAAATAAATATACAATTTATTGAGGTTAAAGAACGTATATTATCAACTACTATTAATTATGAGAATATTGATATTGAAGAATCTATAATAAACTATAAAAAGAAGATATCAAGGACTATTATAATTATGGTATCAATATTAATAACAGTAGACAATATATTTGATAACTTCTTAAGATATTTTAACACTGTAAGTATAGTTGTTGACAATATATCAGGAAATAATACAAACAGTACAGGAGAAACATTAGCATCTAAGGAAGATTTACTTAGAGATGATGAGTATAGTGAATTAGAAGAGTCTTTTTCTAATTTCTATATATCAAGCTATAATAATGATAGTATTTATAGTAAGCTATCATATTATTCTGAATTAGCAATATTATTAGAAGATGGAGAAAATAAATCATCATCTGGTGGTATCGGAGATAAGATAAAAGATAGAATTAACAAGACTATAGCATCTATAACCGAGATGGTTAATAAGTTCTTATCTAATTTAAACCAGTTTATGGGAGTAGATAAAGGCTGGTTTGATAATAATAAAGATAGAATAATGAAGAATAATTTTCCTAATTCTGAAGGAGACTTTGATGACTGGTATGATTATAAAGTATCAGATTTACAGAATGCTGTAAACTTACCTAAATTTGATACCAATAATCAGGAACTTATGAATGCATTGAGTTCAGATAAAGAGTTTGAAGAGTTTATTATATCTAAAAGGATAATACCAGATATACCAAATAGTGCAAATGATAAGAGTTTTAAGGAGAAATGTAAAGCATCATATATGGGAGATATAGTTGCTAAGAAGAATATTAAGCAAGTTGAGAGTATGAAGAAGGATATGCTTGATTATTGTTTAGATTATGTAGAAGGAAAGAATAGTAAGTTATATCAAGGTATACAGAATCAAATAAAAAATATAGATGATTCTAAGAAGATTATAGATAAAGCTGTTGCTAGTGATAATGCTGCCCAACAACAAAATACTACTCAAAATAATAATACTACAGATAATAACAGTAATCAATCACAATCTTCTAACAACAATAATTCTCAATCACAAAATAATAATTCTTCAAAAAATGAATCATTATTATACCCAGATATACCAGGAATATTAGGATTATCTGAAAGTACTAATGTATTATATGAACTTAAAACTCCTAAAATAGATAAAGATAGCAAACCTGGCTCTAGTAATATGAAAGAAAAAGGAAATAGATATATATCTATGTGTGGAGTAATACTCGGTGCTAAAATGACGGTATCATTAAAAGTATATAATGATTACAAAAGGGTCCTAAAATGGGCTTATGGTGAATAAGAAAAAATAACCAATATCATATAAAAGCATATCCTCTATGCTCATTGCATAGAGGATATTAATATTTCATTATTATTTTTTATATAATTTAAGTTGATTATTTTTCCATACATACTAATAGTTCTATAGTGTTCTACCAATATGGGATAAATATGTTGTATATCTGTATTATCTAGAATAATACTTATAAATATCTCTAAATTATTAGAAATACTTACATCTTTTATATTTATATTACTTTGTATGGTATAATTGATTATATTATATATACCCATTATATGGTCAAAAAAACGAATAATTGTGTTAGTAGGACCTATATGGGAATTTTCTGTAATTTTGTTTATGAATTCTATTCTATCCATTCCTCTCCTTTCCCTACATCATATCTTGCAATTCATTAAAAGCATCTTGCATTCCTTGCATAGATGATCCTAGGTCATCACCTTTATTTCCTTTTCGTCTTTTTTCTTCCTCTTCTTTTTGTTTTTCTACTAAGTATAAATAATATCTTCTATATAGAATATGGAGCATAGGATACTCCATATTCTCTAATTCTTTTATAGTAGTTTGTTGCTTATAGTGCTTCGCTAAGATTAGGATTCTTTCTGCATAATCGCTGTATTCATTAATTGTCGCTGTAAAAAAACCGCTGATGTAAGATCGAGCTTTGTCTCATGTATTGTCTTACCACACTTTGTACATGTAATTTCTGGTCTTACTAATTCTACTTCATAATCTACAGATATAGAATTAATATATGCATATAGTATATCATAATCAGTAGCATCAAATTTATTTATAATAGTTGAGTAAGCGACAATCTTTGACTTGAAAGTTTTTCCTAAATCTCCTGGGTATATCTTATAATCTAATGGTATAAACTCTTGTGTATCTGAATCTATTACATATATAGTATCAATATACATAATTGTATTAATAACAGAACTATACTTTTCAATGAATTCTTGATTTACATTTCCTAATTCAAATACACTGTTATATAGAGATGGTAACTTAATACCTACAGCATAGTATTCATTTATTGGTACTATAGCTGTTTCTATAGCAGTAGAATCATCTTCTGTTAATGGTGTATTTAGTATCTTATTGTATCTATCTTCTGACTTCTTTGTAGGGAACTTTATCATACTCTTTATGTCTATATTATCACTTAAGAACATATGTCCACAAGCAGGGTCTTCACAAGAATATGGTAAGTAATTGTTTCCTAGACCAAAGTTTGCCATATAGAATGCTCCATACATATACTTTAGGTCTAGTACACATATAGTTTTAGCCCATTCCACTACAGACTTTGGTTTATATGGATTAGTATCGTGATTATAGAATATTCCAGCATGGTGCATAGTAAATCCATTATCGGTTCTCTCTAATGATACTAACTCTTGACCAGTAAGTGGAGATGCTGTAAATACTCTTCCTGTATACATTAATGGGAATCTACCTTCATTAATAAGAGTCTTACTTTCTGTTCTATTCTTTATAGCTTTAGTAACACTTAAAGATTTCTTAGATATTACGAAACCGTTGGTATTTATTCTCTTAGATACATTTACTATCTTATTCAATATATCATTCTTAAGATTCTTAAATCCTTCTGTATTGGTAACATCTTCTTCCGTATTATTATCTGACTTAGCTTCATAATCGTCAAGTTCTATAAAGTCGTCATCATCTAATGTAAAATCAGATGCACTTATATTACTATCTACTGTAGGAAGATCTGTATTTACTGTAGATTTAACCTTAGTAGTAGGTACTACAAATCTATCATCTAATCCAGATGTAACTGTCTTTGGTTTAGTAGTTTCTACAAATGGCGTAATCTTAGGTGTAGTATCTTCTACTACAGGTGTAGGAGGTGTAACAATTTCCTCTACTTCCTTTACTGGTTCTATATTATCCTCTTCTTTTGTAGATATAACAGATTCCTCTTCCGGTATTGTACCGTCTACTATAGTATATGTAACTTCTTCTATTGGCTCATTATTATCTTCTTTTGTTATATTATCTTTCATATAAAATGGATTATCCTCTTCATTTGTAATTCTAATTTTCTTATTTACATTTTCAGAAGAACTGTATATAATAGCCTCTGATTCAAAATCTTTTTCTACTTCATCTAAATCATCTTTGTTACTTACTTTAGTATTAGTAGTATTTGATTTCTCTTCATCATCTAATCTATATACAATCTCTCCTTCTACTGTATCTAAACCAGCCTCTATATTCATTCTATTAGTGGCATCTTGCTCTAACATAGAATCCATAGCTTCTCTAAATTCGTTTTGTCTTCTAGTTATATCTGCATCTAATTGAGTAAATGCTTTTTCTATTACAGATTTTTCTCTAGGCTTCTCCTGTGGTATAGTTTCTGGAATATCTGCTAAAGATATTTCCTTAACATTTTCTTTATTTTCTACCACAGGTCTACGTCTATTAGTTACTATTCTATAACCTTCTACCTTATCATTATTATTTGTAGCAGCGGTATCTGTGAGATTTATTTCTATAGAATCTGATTTCTCCACTGGAGTATTATCTATAGAAATCTCATTGTTCTCATCAGGATTATCCCCATTTAGTAAAGTAGATAAATTAATTTCTTTACTCATAAAAACCTCCGATTATTATATTTTTTATAAATCTTTAATAGATATAGGATTAGATGTATTTTCTGTCTCATATATATAATCTATATCTTTTACTACTATATGTATTTCTAAGAATCCTTTTTTATTTCCAGTCAATTTGATTTCAGATGGTCTTATATCTGGTGGCATATAAGTATTCATTTGACTATCTATATTTTCTTGTAAATCTAATATATCACTAGATGAAGAAAATAATTTACTAAGCATTCCTATACCCATAGAAGGGTGTCTACGATTAGTACCAGGATCTAATATTAATAATCTCATTATTAAAAGTCCAGTAGCGTCATTTCCTTCTTTAAGTACAGGATTTTTAAAGTTATCTGTACTTAATAAATACTCTTTATATTTTTTCAATTTTCTATGTTACTCCCTCCTATTTGATTTATACTGAAGTTTAGAATTTACTATACTATAGTAAATTATTATTTTTAAAAATCGTTTTTTTTGCTTATATATTATAATAGTGAATATAGATATATATCTATCATTCAAAAATAAAATACATAAAGACCTGATCAAAGATATCAGGCAGAAAGAGGTAGTAATATGATGAACACAATGTGGAACAATAATAAATTTGCAGCAGTAAATACAGAAGCTTTAATAGAATCTATTATTAGTTCTATAGAAAAGTTACATAAGACATACAAGTCTTCAGACGTAGAAGACTTGTATGTGGAGATGAAATATCTCCAACATGATAAAGATATAGATCGTCACATCGACAGATGTTTCGATCTTGTATCTGGTATAAAAAAGTTCTCAGAGCCAACAGAAGAAACTTTGATCCGTGGTATCCACCATGAATTAAAGATGCTCGAAAATTATATCGAATACTAAAATATAAAACTGAGAGGTATGGAATTCCATACCTCTCAAAAATACCTAATTTTTTTTTGTTCTGGTATAATAATAGTGGAAAAACTTTATATTAATTTTTAAGAAGGGAGATTTATATATGGTACTAATGGAAGCTTCTAGTAGAGTTTTAAAAAAAGATAATAAATACCAGAAGAAGTATAAATGCAGATATTGTAATAATATGTATACGAGACAACGACTACCAAATCATATACAAGATGTACATGAATCCGAGATACCCGAAGGGTATACTGCTTTAAGGTTAGCTTTTAATATTATAAATAAGAAAGAATATGGTACTTGTATTATAGATAAAGCCGTAACTGCTTGGAATGAGAATAAAGGAAGATATGAAAGATTATGTGGTAAAGAGTCTTGTCATAATGCATATGTAAAAATAGTAAAAGAACGTATGAAAAAGAAATATGGTACTGAGAATATGCTACAAGATGAGAGATATGCTGATGAACAACAAAAGAAGATGTTAGCTAATAGAAAGATCTCAGGAACGTATACTTTTTCTGATGGTGGTAAGATAGGATATACAGGAGAGTATGAAAGAAAAACTTTAGAGTTTATGGATAAAATTATGTTTATTAATTCTGAGGATATAGAATCTCCTGGACCTATACTAGATTATGAATATAATGGTAAAACTCATAGATATATATCTGACTTTTACTATATACCTTATAATCTAGTAATAGAGGTTAAAGATGGTGGTTCAAATCCTAATAATAGGGTTATGCAAGAGTATAGAGAAAAGCAAGTAGCTAAAGAGGATATGATTAAGAAAATAAATAAATATAATTATATTCGCCTTACAGATAATAATTTTGCACAGCTAATAGAAATAATGGCTTTATTAAAATATAATCTAGATGAAGATGAGATGATAATTAAAATAAATGAAAGTATGGCTGGTACTATAGCAGGCGCATTACCGTCATCTAATTCTACGTTTATAATAAAGAATAATCTTCAGAATAATGTATTTTCATATGGAGTTACTCAAGATCCTACTCAAGATGAATTTCTTATAATAGACGAAGAGTGTAAGGTAAAAAAAATAAGTAAAAATGATCTCCCTAAAGATTCATATGAAGTATTTAAAGTAAAGAGTCAAGATGATGCAGAAGATATATGGTTTGAAGCGTTGATGTTATTTAATACTAAAACAAATATTCCTGATAGAAATTATTTCTATACTCTACTAGGATCTAATAAACCTATATATGAAAATACTAAAGTATTTAAAGTAAAGAATTTTGATACAGTAATATCAGAGATGAGTGATATTATATATGATGAACTAACTGATGGAGGGTTAATATATGGAATACATTAGTGCTATATATGATGAAGAGGATGATGGTATAGAATGTCCTGTTGATCAAGAATCTTGGGAGAAACAAAAAATAAGAGTATTAAATGCTGAGGCTAAAGGATATATTATGCTAATACTCACAGATAAATATATAGATGATTATACTTTAGATGATTTAACTACCTTAGAAGCTAAGAAGAATAAACTTGATTTACAATCATTAGTAACCAGAAAACAATCTAACGATTTATCTATGACAATATTTGGTATAGATAATATAAATCTCTATCATAGAGTAACTAATTATGTATTATCTAAGTATGACAAAGCTTCTATTCCTACACAAAATCAATTTGATACATATGTAGATAATATAAATAGAGAAATAGATTCAAATGATTCTAAAATTATTAATAGAAGAATAAAAGATATTGAAGATAATATAGACAATAGATCATTTACAGAGCAAGTAATATTAAAAGACGTATTACGTAAATTAAAATCTATATAATTTTATACTTCTATATAATCATAACATTTGGAGGCTAAATATGCTAATAGAAAAGCAAGATATTGTAGAGAGTGAGAAAGGAAAGATATTTTATAAGTATCTTAAGCATACTGATAAATTTAAAACCATAAGAGTTATATCTCAAGATGGAGAAAATGTATCAGTAATGGATTTAGATACACATACTATAACTGATACTACAGTAACTATTTTAAGAACAGAATATATAGAAGTATTACCAGATATAGATTTAAATTTGTATTTAGTAAAAATAGCAGATAGTGTAGATTCTAATCCTATATATGATATTATTATTACAGATAATATATATAAACCTACCATAGTCTGTAGACAAAATATGAAAGATATTGTATTTGACAATTATGCTAGGACTAATTGTATAGATACAAATAACTATGAAATGGTAGGGTATACAGTAACAAAACAATCTCCTATTTTAAGGGATATTGAGTTAGGCATAGATATATCCGATTTGACTTATTATAGTGAGATTATATTACATGATAAAATATCTTGGTATAAGTTTGATACATTAGAAGATATAATGTCATTCTTTGATAAGAGTATATTAGAGAAAGTAAACTTTGTATTAGATAGCATGTATAATAATAGACTTAGTTATTATGCCAAAGAGGATCCTAGTAAAGATAAGGAAGATAAAATACTTGATGGATACTGTAATAATTTAAAGTATCTATTAATTACAAACAACTTCATGTATGATTTAAGAGGTTTATTTGGTATTATAAAAGTAGAGTTCAAGTTGAATATAAATGATAAAGTTCTATTTAGACTACATGAAGATGAAAGAAAAATAATATCTTCTTTATTTGGTATAAGGATGAATGCTACTCTTTGTACTATGTATGATATGAGTATAGATTTAGAACATGCACCTCTCATTAATTATGTACTAGTAATGGATGCAACTAATACACTATATATTATAAGATATAATACTAATCCTAAGGAGGTAATTCCTATATATAAGGAAACTCCTAGTGATGATGATATCATAGCCGAGAAGTTAAGAAACGCTGTAGATGTGTATAACAAATATACAAATTAAAAATTACATTTGTTTACATATTATAGTAATGATATATAAATATTTATATACAAAATTTTTATTTTAAGGAGGTTGATTATTATGAGTACTAATAATAATCAGGTAACAGAAAGGTTTAGAATCAATGTAACAAAGGGTAGACCATTTAATGCAACAGAAGAGTCTACTATTATTTCAGTTCCATTTGTAGCATCTGCATTGAATGCTGTTATGCAGCAAGCATATGCAGATTATGTCGGATGTAATTTTATTCCAATGGCATCCAATTCAGTAATACAGAGCGATAATGGTGTTATACTACCACGTCCAGGTGGTATGATAGCAATGCCTGTACTTATGTTCAAAGTATTATCTAATGCAGAGTATATGAATGCAGATAAGGATTTTGCATTTAAGCCTTCAGACCTTATCAAGAGTGAAAGTACAACACAGTCTTCTGCAAAGTCATTCTTGACTGAGTATGAGAGAAGAACAAGTGGCAAGTTAGGTACTAGACAAGTTGTTGAGCTTACTAAGGAAGGTAAGGAAGGTCTTTCAGAATTCATATCAAGAGAGCATAAGAATCGTAATGGTGAAGTTAAGTTTGATGGCTTATATACCATTAGTGGTAGAAACTCATTTGATATGAAATCAGAAATGATAATAACACTTAGAGGAATTGATATAATTTCTATATTCAGTAAGATTGTATTTGCAGATAGTTCAAATACATCTCCCCTACAATACAATATAGAAGTATCAACTCCTGATAAGCAAGGAATCACACAACAGCAATTACTTAATAACAATGCTCCTACAGAGTGGTTGTTTACAGTGAGAAGGATTGTTGTGGATAATCTTATGAAAGTATGCGAGGAGATTGGCTATAATGTAAATATTACTAGTTCAATTCCTATGTACAGAGCTAACGGTAGATAATATACTTAAAATAATGAGGTAGAGAAATATTTCTCTACCTCAAATTAATTTATTTTTTCTTAAGGAGACAAATATGAAAGAGAAATCTGAATTCGTATATAAAATATGTGGATTAGATAAAGTTATAGATGAGAAAGGGTCTGCATTTATTGCTCTAAGAGGTATAGCATGGAATTGTAGTGATGAAGAACCAGACCCATCTAAGATTAAATTAGATATAAGAAAATATTACTCCTCAGCAGATGGAGAAAAAATGAGTAAGGGTGTTTCATTCCTTACAGATGAAGGTCCTCATGAATTAGTATATGCTTTACTAGAAGAAAATTATGGGGATACTAAGAAATGTATAGATATATTGAGGAGAAGATTAGGATTTAAAGATGCTATTGTTTCTATATATTCTAATGAAGATAATAGTGATAATGATTCTAAATTCTACGATCCTAGAGATCTTATATTAGGAGATGATTAAATATGGCAAATTATTATTATAGCATTACAATAGAAAATGAGATATTATCTAATTATGTAAAATATGATGTATTAGATAATCTTATATATACACATTATCAAAATTCTAAAGCTAATAATCTAAATATATATATAGATATAATGTCTATGCTTACAGATATTATATTAGATGAAAGACATATATATACAGTAGATGATAATAATGTATTTGCTTCTACTATAATAAATATGTGTATGCATTATAAACGATTCTTTTTAAGAAAGAATGTGCAATGTAAATTCTTTCTAATATTTGGTACCAATACTCCTGCAATTAATAATAGTTTGGTATACAAATATAATGCTAAGTTTAAATACTTATATAGTATATCCAGATTCAAACGATATATAGAAATGAATATGAAGCTACTAGAATATATAGTTCAATTTATTCCATCAATATATTATTTTGATGCAAAGGATAATGAAACATCTGCATTTATAAAGTATCTGGTGGAGTATTTTGGAACTCCTGAAGACTATGAGAATCTAATTATATCTAAAGATATATTATCATTCCAATTAGTATCTAATACATGTAAAGTACTACGTCCTAAGAAATACAAAGGGGTAGACTCCTCATATATTGTGGATATATACAATATATGGAATGTATTAATTAATAATATAAGACATATGAGATCAGAAGAGATTGTATCTAGTAATATTAATTTACATCCAGGATTATTCACAAATGTATTAGCTATGAGTGGAGTACCTGAACGTAATATTGTTAGTTTAACTAGTACCAGTCATGTATTAAAATCATTACTGAATAATAGTATTAATATAAATTCTGTAGGATATAATCAATCTAGTTTAAATAAAATTCTAGATATTGTAAATAAAGGAGTACTTGAAAACTTAGGTAATGATGTAGAGGATAGGTGGAAATCTATAAATGCTGATTTCCAATGTGAAACCGTTCGTAATAATCCTATATACTCTCAGTTAGTATTAAAAGATTACGATGATACTGCTGCTCTCATGCGTTTAACATCTAAATATTTTGATAAATTACCATTACAGTTATCTTAATAATAAATAAAGAGAGGGTTATGCTCTCTCTTTATTTTTTTTTGTTCCGAAACTATTAATTAAAACGATTTAGAAAGGAGGTTGTAATGGCATCTTTAGCTACTTATTGTTATAAAGTAGAATTGAGTTTTATTGAGACTACACATAGTAAAGAATTTACTATTATAGATAAATCTATACAATACATAGTATTAGATTATGAGTATATTAAATACAATATGCCTATAATATATATAGTAGTAAAACTTGATGCCGCTATACATGAATTAATGCAGCGTGCACAGAACACTAATAGTGGTATGGTCACTTTAACTCTCAAACGGAGAAGAAAGAAAGCTACCCATCCTATAGATCAAATAATAATTCAAGATCAATTTAATTATTATATAACAGATGATCCAAATGAGAACAAGAAAATGGATGATAATGTAAAAGGTAAAGGTATGGCTTTTAAAAAGACTACGATAGGACTTATAAAGAAGAAGCTTATTGCTGATAATAATAAATCTTTTAATGGTGTATATAAGAATACTACTCCATTTGATTTAGTAAAATTGGCAACTAAAGACTTATCTAATGTAATAATAGAACCCTTTACAAATAATCCTAAAGTTGCAAATTTAATGATACCACCTACTCCTACTATAATGCAATTCATAAGTTATGTGAATGCTCAATATAGTTTCTATAATTCTCCATTTATATTCTTTATGGATTTTGATAAAATATATTTAAAATCTAATAGTGGAAAATATGTAGATGTAAAAGAACAAGGAATGCCTTATATCGCTATAGATATTCGAGATATGGCTTCTCACCAAGCTCATCTTACTGGTATTGTATCAGACCCAGATCAAGATGCTTATCTTATATATATAAATAAGACAAATGCTCAAGTTTTTAATGATAGGGAAACTGCTGATAAAGCTAATGTTACAATATCTGTAACTGCAGATGGTAAGAGTGAAACTACTAATATTGATACGTCTATATTATCCAAAACTGATGAATCTATAGGAAGTAAAATCTATATAAAGCAAAAAGAGGAAACTTCTGGGTCATCAGAAATGGCTACAAATACTATTATAGATAATATGATTACATTGAAGATAACTAAATCGGATATGGATATTAGTATATTTACTCCTAATAAGGAGTATCTTGTATCTAAATTTGAAAATGATGATAAATATACTGGAAGGTATTTCTTAGTATCTAAAAAAATAGTTCTAGTACAATCTGGTATCTATTTTGATGCTAGTACAACATTAGAATTGAGAATGGTTTTACATTATTAAATTGGAGGTAAATTAATGGCTGAAAAATATTATGATATTAGACCTAGAAGAGATACAGTAAGTAATTTTACAAGTGTTAATCCTACAATACCACCGAATCAAATGTTGTTTGAATATGATGGTAACGTAGGAGAAGGACCTGCTAATGTAAAAGTTGCTCCTAAATTTCCTGCAGAAGGTACAGAGTATATATCTTGTTCATATATACTAGGAGATAAATCTAGAGTAACTATTTCTGCTGATGATTTATCTGGAACTCCATATAATTATGGTACAGATAATCCTATTATACCAGATGATAATAATATTACTCATAGTAAATTCTATGGTATATTAAAAGCTAGAAGTAGATATCAAGATAATAATATGCTTACAAAGAGTATGCTATCTAGTATTGCTCCAAATGTAGTTTCTCCTGGAGATAATAATAAGATACCTACACTAGAACTGATATCTTCTATAAATAATGAAGTTAGATCTCTTATAGATTCAAGATCTGTAGAAACAGAAGTTGCACAGAAACAACCTGTTATTATTAATATAAATACTATAGATTGGGTCGGTGTTGGTCCATTTACTTGTACTAAACAAGTAAGTACTGTTCATAGAGGACGTAGAATGAAAGTTTTTGCTGGATTTCACAGTACAGATGTGGGTGTAAGATATAATGAATCCTATAGTGCATTTTGTAATATGTCCCCATATTTTGTAGTAGAAGATAACTCTATTACTTTTAAATGTATGAATAGAAAGCCTGCGGCTGGGTTTAATTTAATACTTATATTCGTATAGGGAGGTTTCATGAGAATTAGAGAATATGTAAAAGTAAATAATAAAGAATTTTACTTTTATCCAGGTGGGTTTAATACATATCCTGAAAATAAGTGTGAAATTATTATAGATACTAGTTTATCTGAAACTAATCTTAAAGAAGTTATGAACACATTTAAAGATGTATATAAATTTGATATATTTGATATAAATGACAATAAAATTTATACATGTGAAGGTTATGTAAATATATTGAATAATGAATCTAATGAAAATTCGCAAAATAAAACTGTAAAAATAATGCTTAAGAAAAACTAATAAAAAATATATTTTTTTGGAGGATAAAAATGAACAACAAGTCTATCAAAATAAAATATCTTAATGATACTGTAAGTAAATTAAATAAGATTGCTATTGGAGATTGGATAGATCTCTGTGCTGCTGATGATTATTTGCTTAAGTCTGGTGATTATACATTAATTCATCTTGGAGTAGCTATGGAATTACCTAGTGGATATGAAGCTCATATAGTTCCTAGAAGTAGTTGCTATAAGAATTTTAAGATAATGCAGACGAATGCTATGGGTATAATAGATGAATCATATAAGGGTGATAATGATTGGTGGTATTTCCCAGCTTTAGCATTTGAAGATACAATAATACATAAAGGCGATAGAATATGTCAATTTAGAATAGTTGAACATCAACCATCTATCGAATTTATCGAGGTTGAAGAGTTAGGTAATCCAGATAGAGGGGGTCATGGTTCTACTGGAAAAAATTAAAAATAAACGAGGATATTTACAATGATAACTAGTGAAGATATAATTAGATATGAAGTTGTAAATACCAGTGATATCTATACATCAAATATGTCAAATGTACTAGAAGTATACAGATTGTACGATAATGTTGCAAATACTAGTGGTATATTCAATGAAACTTCTTATAATGATACATCTAATATTAATAAATTTTCATTAAGAGTAATGGATATTGATAAATTTATTAAAGCTAATGATGTAAAAGAAGTTAGCAATCCTACATTCTTTAATGCTTCTGGTATACCGACAGTTGATGGATTATTATCTAATGAAATATTCGGTATTACCAAAACAGATAGAGCTGGTATATTTGGATATATAGATTTAGTAGAGTGGTTTATTGATCCATCTTGCTATAAAGCACTTCTTAGACTAGATACTAAATTCAATGGTATTGTTGCAGGTACCCATAAATATAGTATAAGTAAAGAAGGTGATTTAGTACCAGATGAAGAAAATGGTGGTACTGGAATACGATGGTTAAAAGCTAATTTTAGTAAAATAAACTTAAAATCTACTGATTCTAATAAGAGAGATCTTAGATTAAAGTATATAGAGTTAAACTATAAAAAAGGAACCATGTTTATCAATAAATTCCTAGTAATTCCTCCATACTATAGAGATGTGAATAGTGGAGATAAATTTACTGGAGTGGGAGAGATAAACAAATATTATTCTTCTCTTATAGTAGGAGCAAATGCTCTACGAGAGAATAATGATTATGGTTTATCTATGGCTAACACTACTATATTTAGAATGCAAAGTACATTAAAAACAATATACGACTGGTTTTGTGGAAATAATAATACTGCAATAACTGAAAAAGGTAAAGGTATGTCTGGTAAATTTGGTCTATTACGTAGAGCAAATATGTCTAAGACTACAGACTATGCTTCTAGATTAGTTCTTAGTGCTCCTGAATTAAAAGTAGAGAGTGCTAAAGATCTAATGGTAGATTTAGATAGATCTGCATTACCGTTACCTGCTTGTATTGCAGACTTTTATCCATTTATATTGTTTCATTTAAGAAACTTCTTTGCTAAAGAATTCTCTAATGTATATACATATTCTGTATATATAAAAAGTAAGAAAGAAGTAGTAGAATTACCATTAATAGAAGATCCTTTACAATTTTATTCAGATGATTATTTACAGAAACAAATTAAAGCATTTATGTATGATTATGAAAATAGATTTGTTCCTGTAGAAGTTCCTATAGATAAAGATTCTAAGGAATATAAAGAAGCTGGTTTAAAGAAGGATGCTAAAGTATATTTAAGACTTAAAGGTGCTAGAATTACCACAGAAGAGCATATAAACGATAGTGTAGGAACTATGTTAAATAGACGTATAACATGGTGTGATATATTATATATGGTAGCTAAAAGAGCATGTGATGGTAAGATAATGTCTTTTACCAGATTCCCATACGATAATTTTTATAATACTATATATACAGGTATAGAAGTTTCTAGTACTAAGGAAACTGAAAAGATTGTATATAATGGAGAGTATTATCCATTCTATCCTAAAATTAGAGATGAAGATATTGGGACTAACACAGGAAATAAGTTTGTAGATACTATGCAGATATGCAATCTATACCTTAAAGGCATGGGAGCTGACTACGATGGTGACCAAGGAACTGCTAAGGGAAGTTTCTTTAAAGAAACTAATGAAGAATTAGTTAAATATATGAATTCTAAAGTAAACTTTGTAAACCTTGGTTGTACAAATATAAGACAATCATCTAACGAGGCGGTACAAGCTTTATATAATATGACAAAAATATTGTACGAGGATAAAGATAAACTTTCAACACCAGTATTTTAGAAATTTAATAAAATATTTTTATAACAACAGAAATGTAAAGAAGAGATAATTAGAAACAAATTTATATGCAATAACCTTAATGTAATTTTGCCTAATAAAACCTTGTTTATTTTATTTATAATAATGACACGAATCATTTTTCATATTTCTTTTTCATATTGCATATAAAAAGTAACTCCTAATAACGTCATTTTGTTTCATATAACCAATAAGTCATGCACACAAAGCCAGTCAATTATCTCTTCTTGTGTTTTATACTTTTTTCCTTATTTATACCGATAAGCGTAATTGCTTATCGGTACTTTTTTACTATAAATACAACTTTTAAGAAATACATATAAAGGAGAATTAACTATGTTAGGAGACAATAATAACAATCAGAAATATGAGCCAAACTATTATTCAAGAATAAGGTTTAAAAATCAAGATGAATCTCTTTTAATGGGATTTACATTTTGGAAAGGTTTATTAAAGATAGGAATATCTAAATTCGAAAATACTGGATATCAAGCAAATGGATACCAACAAAATAAAAGTAATGATGTGATATCATTATATCTATCTCCAACTAAGGCTAGAATGATGGGATTATACATCAGACAAATCGTAGAATCAAAAAACGATATTACTAGGGGTATATCTACAGGCTCAGGAGAAAATCAAGGTTTATTTGCTATATATAGAAAAAATAATAAGTATTTTGCAGTATTAGCAAAAGTAGATAGTAAAGGAAAATATATATCATATAACGAATTTGAATTTAAATCAGAGTATCATTTTGGATTAAGTATAAATAATCTTGAATCATTAGAGTTTGCTAAAGATTATATGGATACTATAGAATTGTATCAGTTATCAGAGTTATTAATGGATTATGCTAGATACGCTAATGGTGCTGTCGGAGCAATGGTTCATGATAGTAATAGATATGAATTCGCTAAATTAAATGATATGGTATTCAAGATATCAAATAAGGTAGGAGCTAGTAGTAAATCTTCTAAAGGCTCTTCATCAGACTCATATTTTAATAATAATGGTGGAAGTGATAGTACTACAACTTCATACGAGTCAGATGTAGATTTAGCAAGTGAATTCGGATTGGATTAATATATGCAGGGTAAAATACTATACCCTCTGATAGATTTTCAAATGCTTGTAGATATGGATTTAAGTATAATAAAATCTATGATAAACCATAAATCTGAATATATAGACATATTTGATGAATTCTATGATAGTATATCAGAATATGAATTAAAAGAAGTTTTAAAAAATAGAGAGGATAGAAATCCTCTCTCTATTTTAAAACCTAAAAGATTATCACCTGTAGCATTAGATAGGATTATATTAAAAAACTATGAAAATATATTAGAGAATGCAGAAGTTACAACGTATTCTAGTACAGTATCTATCATGGCTACTATGCCTAGTGTGATAGTTCCTACAATACTATATAAAAATGATATTGATTTAAATTACATAAAAAATAATAAAATATCTAAGAGAAACTTTTTTGATTCTCTTAGAATACTTTGTATAGATGATATACAAAAGTCATTATCTATGTATGATCCTATTGTGATAAAATATCATGATACAATAGATTTAGAATTATTATCTGCTAAAAATATATATTTGTCAGATAATAAAATAAATAGAGATTATTATGATAATGAAATAGATATATCCACTATAAGAAAGAATGTATTTTATTTTATAGGAATATGGAATAAGGAGAATGATGAAAATGAATATAACACAGGAAACTCGTAATAATGTAGTATCACAAAATACATTAAGAAGTATACAGCTATCTACATTAAAAGCACTATCAGACAGTGTTTCTAATAGTTTAGGTCCTAAGGGAAGTAATACTATGATATTACATGGAAATAATGATGCTGCACTGTTTGTAGAGTATTCTAAAGATGGACATAAGATACTGAAGAATATTAAGTTCTCTCAACCAATAGAAATGTCTATACAAACAGAAGTAGAAGAGATAACTCGTCATGTAGAGAAACAGATTGGTGATGGAACTACTACTGCAGTTATGCTATCATATATTATACTCAAAAACCTATTAGAGAAAGATAATGGTTTGGAAAAACCGTATGAAGTAATAGATAACTTTAAGAAAGCTGTAGAAGCAATTAAGAGTGATATTCTATCAAGAAAGAGAGAATGTACTATTGAAGATATATATAATATAGCATATATATCTACTAATGGTAATGAAGATATTGCAAATACTCTTTATGATGTATATTCTCAGTATGGATTAAATGTATTTATAGATGTAGATATTTCTATAGATGGAAATAACTATGTGAAAGAATATAACGGTCTTACATTAGAAGTAGGATATTCTGATACAGCATATATAAATACAGAGACAGGTGTATCCAAAATAAGTAATCCTAGAATATATTATTTTGATAATCCTATAGATAATCCTCATATGGTAAATTATTTTGAAAAGATAATTAAATCTAATATATTTGATAGATTAAGTAATAGACAGGACCCTATTCCTACTGTTATATTAGCACCTACTATATCTAAAGACTTATCAGGAATGATAAGAGAGATTATAAAATATTTACATTCATTTGGTTCTAATAAATTAACACAAAAACCACCTCTTCTTATCATAACAAACTTCTCTGGTTTAAATAAACAGAGCGTAGAAGATATTGCTGTACTTTGTAAATGCCCATTTATACAGAAATATATAGACCCAGAGAACGAGAAGAGAGACCAAGAAAAAGGTATTGCTCCTACATTAGATAATATAGTAGATTTCCATGGTGGTGCTAAAATAGTGGAAGCAGATTATACTTCTACAAAGTTTGTAGACCCAGATGATATGTATTGTACAACAGATGATGGTGGAACTGTATATGATAACGAAACAGGTAATCCTATACTTTCTAACACATATAATGCATTAATTCAGTTTATTCAATCTGAATTAGATAAATCTTATGAGAATGCAGATAATGCTGCTGTTACAGGTACATTAAAGAGAAGATTAAATAATATAAAATCTAATATGGTAGAACTGAAGATTGGTGGTATTGCTATATCAGATAGGGATTCTTTAAGAGATTTGGTAGAAGATGCTGTATTATCTTGTAGGTCTGCAGCGACTAATGGTGTTGGATATGCATGTAATCATATGGGTCTTACATCTTCTGCAAATTGTATAGTAAATTGTGAAGATGAAAATATTAAGAGATATCTATATATTATCAAAGATTCATATATAGAATTAATAAAGTTATTATACGATACAATATCTTCACAAGATAATGCTAAATTAAAGAGACAGGATACTTTACTTGATGAGATATGTGGAAGTAAGTATCCTCAAGCTTTATTAGACCCTAATATCATAGGTGAAATAGTAAATAATGGACCATTGAATATAAATACATTAGAATATGATAAGAAGGTATTAACTTCAATAACTTCTGATATTATAATACTTGAAGCTATTGCTAAGATAATAGTATTAATGTATACTTCTAATCAAGCATTAGTACAGTCACCAAATTTGAATATATATTAATATAATTATGAGCAAGGGAAAATACCCTTGCTCTTTTTTAAAAAGGAGAGTATATGCTTACTTTTATTAATTATATAGAAAACCCTATGGGAGTAAAGAACTCTGTACTAACTGGAAAGAATATGTATAGAGTACTATATACAGAAAAATGGGATAATATTAGATTTAGAGAGAATGGAAAGATAAAGTACTATTTATATACGGATAATAATGATACATACTATATTCATATGAAAGTACCTTCAGAGAAAGCAATAGGAATATATTATGATGTAGTAGTACAATTCTACCCAGATAAAGAGAGATCTAATGTATTAAGTTTTGATAGTACTTTAGATAAGTACTATGTAAGATTTTTCTCTAATGACCCTCATTTTATATTTACATTTGCACATGCTTTTATGGTTAAAGATTTATTTATTATGGATCTTAAGTCTAAAGTAAATAAATTAGTTATAGATAAAAATCCTGATACCACTAATAAAGAAAATCAGATAGGATATGTAAAGAGTATATATTTTGTATATTTAGAGATGAAGAGATTAGGATTATTTAACAAGAGAAGATTTAAATCAGAGGCTGTTAAATATAAGAAAAATGAATTTTTAAAAACAGTGGAACATGCGGACAATAAGATTTCTGATAGACAATCTGCTAAGTTATTTAATAAGCCTAAGACTAAAGTTAGTGCTAAAACAAAGGAAATAGTAGCTAAACATGTAAAAATAACTCCTTCTATTAGTAATAGTGGATTTAATAATAAATCTAGTAATACAGGTAAAATAAAGGCTACTAAAAAATCAAAATTTCTAAAATAATAAGATATTATAATATTGATATATTAAAAGAAATGAGGTTTAGGAAAATGTCAAGACCAAAGAAAAAAGATAAGCAAAATAAAGTAGCAATAATATTTGAAAGGAGCGTGAATAATGGAGGTTATCCAAAAGTAGATGAATGGATGCCAGTAACAGAAGAAGATAAGATATTTGATGTGATTAAAGGATATTTTATAGCACCATTAAATAAGTCATTTAATTTGAATCTTCCTGAAGATTCTGATTTTGATTATTTCTTCTTACCAACCAAGAAGTGTTATAATTCAACTAATATGAGAAGTCATCTTTACCAGTATCTTAATTATTTTGAAAAATTCTACGATACTGATAGAGAGTATATATCCATACTATATTATTTGAAATTAATAATAGACCAATATGATGAGAATGCTTATCCACAACAAGCATTCTTTTATGATTTAGAGAGATATATATTGAGGTCTTCATTAGAAACTAAAGTATGTAGAATGACTGATGATAATTATCAGTTAAACTTAAAATACGTAAATAAGAAGACTCCTATTTTACAATATACAAATGACCATGCTAAGATATTGCTTAGAATATCTATATTAATGAATCTTTGTATACCTCTTCTTACCCAATATGCATATAAGCATAATGTAGATTCTATCGATGATTATCTATTAGAGTTCTTTGATAAAATAATGTATTTATATCCTGTAAATATATATGCAAAATTGTATGAGACTACTTATACAAATACTAATAGTAACCAAAATACTAATAAGGTAATTTGGAAGAAGCAGAATATTAGGTCTATAGATATAGATACACATAGTATGAATTCTGTAGTAAATATGATACTGAATATTATTCCAAGATATTTATTTGATGTATCTAAAAACATTATAAGCTTTAATACATCAGCTATTAGGAATAATACAAAGTATACTATTACTGATATAGGATTTGAATTTGAATATATACAGATATCATCGTCCAAAAGAGACGATGACTCTGTAAGTGAATTTGATAGATTTGAATCTAGTTTAATTAAACAAAATGAAGCATTGTATTTACAGAATAAAGTAAACTGTGAAGAAACTATGAAATTCATAGAGATGCAATATGGTCCATTCGATGATGAAGAGATTAAACTATATACGGATATTCTATTAAAAGATGCTAATGGAAACTGTATTATACAAGAATTTCAGAAGAGGTCAATATTTGATATGTTCTATAAATACTTTAAAGATGTAGAATCTATTAAAGCTATAAATAGAGACCAATATATAAAGTTAGTATTATCTGCTAAACGGATATTAGAGAATTCTAATATGGTATTATTAGCAAATATATTAACTGGTAATATAACTAAATATGTTTCTAGGAAAACAGTTAATAAAAGAATATTGCAATATATAGAAAGCTCCCCTTCATATAATATGGTGATTGAGAAATATAGGAGTGATACAATAAAAAAGCATATTGTATCAATTATTGGAACCATACTGGCTAGTGAATTTAACATAATAGACAAAGATCCGAAAATATGTGGTTATACAATTGATACAATATCTGTAATACCTGAACTTGTAGAACAGGTATTGATATATATACTATTATGCTAGAAAGGATGGAAAATATGAAAACACTAAAGAATAACAACTTTACACACCTTATACATATATCTAGTATAATCTCTATTTTAATATTTGCATCATTATTTATTATTAAATGCTTCTATTATAAGATAGCATTAAACTTATTTATTTATACAATATCTGGTACTATTCTTGGTATAGTCTTGATAATATATGGTACTAAGATTAATAATAAAATATGTGCAGGAATTGGAATTGTATCACTGTTGTTTGCAACTATAACACATGTAGCATACTCTTACATGTGTTTGATATGTCCTAATAATAGGACTACCGTAGCGGGTATGATGGTATCTATAGCTACAGCAATGATAATACAACATTACTGCAAGGAATTACATAATAACGAAGAAAACAGATAATTATGAGTGCAGAATTATTTAGAGATAGATACAGATTATATTTAGTATCGCATATGCAAGCTGCTAAAGTTGCATCTGGTGGTAAAGAGGTTTACTGTCGATGTAAATATTGTTTAGACAGCGTTAATCCAACACATGGACATATGTATATTAGTATTCCATATAACAATGAACCATCTTTATTTTATTGTCAAAAATGCCACACATCTGGTATCGTAGATTCTAATATATTGATGGAATGGGGTATATATGATTTTATTATATCTCAAGAGTTAAATACTATAAATAAAAATAGTAAGGGAAATTTTGATACTGTAAAAAAGATATTTATTAAAAATGTAATAAAAGATAAAGAGTTAGCTTCTAAGAAACTTGATTATATTAATTCTAGATTAGGGTTAGACTTATCATATCAAGATGCTATAAAAAATAAGATAATACTAAACTTAAAAGAAGTATTAGACTTTAATTCATGCGAGTACACTAGACATGAAAATATAATAGAAGCTTTAAATAATAACTTTGTTGGATTCTTATCCTATGACAATAACTTTGTCAATTTAAGAAGGATATGTGAAGAAGGAGTGATATATCCATCAATAGATAAGCGGTATATTAATTATAATATTTTTAATAAAAGAGATAACACGGAGAAATTCTATATTGTTCCTAACAATATAGACCTAAGTTTACCTAGGAGGGTAAATATACATTTAGCAGAAGGGGTCTTTGATATATTATCCATTAAGTATAATCTACAATTACAGAATAGTGATAACGATATATTTGTAGCAATTACCGGTTCTAATTATTATGGTACAATTGTACATATAATGAATAGTCTTAAGATGTATTATATACATCTATATCTATATCCAGATAATGATAAATCTGGTTCAGATAATATAGTAAATTATATTAAAAATAATTTATCCTGTTATGATATACCTATAACTGTACGTAGGAATACATTCGAGAATGAAAAAGATTTCGGCACCTGTATGTCAAGAATACAACTATTTCAATATTCTTTATAATCACTCTAAACAATGCCCGTATGTACATTATGTACATACGGGGTAATTTTTAAAAATCGTTTTTTTTTGCTTATATATTATAATAGTGAATATAGATATATCTATATAAAATAAACATATAAATCCTAGGTCAAAGATACCTATGTAGAAAGAAGGAAATTATGATGACATTAGAAAGAAGTGTAGAAATATGGAAAGAGATGGAAGAGGGTTTTAAGAATGTAACTATAGAAGCTAATATAGAATCAATAATTGACTCTATTGAAAAGCTTTACAAGACATATAAATCTTCAGATGTTGAAGACTTATATGTTGAAATGAAGTGGTTACAGAAAGATAAGGATATAGACAAGCACATTGACAAGTGCTTTGATCTTATATCATCTATCAAGGAATTCTCTGAGCCGTCAGAGGAAACCTTAATCCATGGTATCCATTATAATCTTAAGGTACTCGAGGGTTATATCGAGTACTAGGTAAAATAAAGAGGTGTGGAATTTCCACACCTCTCAGAAATACCTGAATTTATTTTTTTATCTTATATATACATTTGGAATATTATCTTCCATATCTTTAGTATTCTGGGATATAGATAAATTCAATATAGCTATTAATGCTACATCTTTAATAGAACCTGTAAATGCTTCTATTGATCCTGCTGGATATCCTATATGTACTTGGTCTATTATAGCAGGTGTAGACTGTGCTAGTATTCTTCGTATTACCCATTCTAAACAAGCCTCTCTTTTTTCATCTGACATATAGGCTTCTTCTTCTGTTCTTAAATTAAATATAACCCATTCTTCTAATGCTGTATCTACTAAATACTTTAATAAGTCCCTAGACTTTTTTACATCTTGTGCTAATCTTATATCAGTATCATTAGATAAAGTCCTGTGGTAAAGTATATCGTGTATCGTTACTATCAGTTTCCATATCAATAAACCCATTACTATTAAACATAATATGGTTATTACTAATAATATTATTAGAATATTCATTATATTTCCCCCAATCTGATATTGTATCTCTTAATTGAAATATCTCTAAATTTTTTATCTCATTGTTTTCCTGACATTTATTTATAAATTTTATTATTTTATATGAGATATCTAATGTAATACCATATCTATATTTATATAACAATTCCCACCATTTACCTATTGTCATACTCATAGGAACATAGAAATCTGGATCATTATGATATATTTCATGTGCTGTACTACTAAGCATAACTATAGGAATATTGTTTAATGTATGCTCTTGATATAGTAAAGACACCAAGTCAAAGGTAGTTATATATCCTATAGTATTTAACATATGCTCTGTAATTAATATAGCTATATCATATATAGTAATTATATTATGATGCATTTCTATAGTAGCCATCTTCTCATCTATATTTCCCATTATTTGACATTTATTTAATCCTAATGACATTAGATAAGATTTATAGTTTTTATATCCTCTAGAATGTCTAAATTTAGAAACTGCAGAACTAATAAATCGTTTATATCTATCTACATCTACTAATGTATCTTTGGTTTGCATATATGGTAGTTGGTATTCTGCACCAGGAGCATCTAAAAATACATTAGTACTATTAGGACTTATAAACGGTTCTCCTAAATATACATCATTCTGTAATGTATTAATAGTTGAAATCATAAAACCTCCAAAGCTTAATTATCGTTTTTTTTTGTTTATGTATTATAATATTGAGTATAGAGAAATCTATACAAATAAAAAAATAAACCCGTGCCCAGTGAAAGGGCACGGTAGAAAGTTAGGTGAATCATGAGTAACTACCGTAACGAAGAAAAGAAGAATTGTGTGCTACATATGTTTATAGCTAGCTTATTATCAGTAATAGTATCGTTGATATCAATTATAATATTAAACGATATTGTTGATAAGATAATAGCGAGTCTTATTGGATTAGAAGTAATCTTCTGGTTATACAATCCAATAAGACATATAATCACCCATAGATTCAACATTTTTAAATCTAGCAAGTTCAGGAAGGAATTACATGCTAGATTTATGATGATGTTGAGTAATACATGCACACTATTGCATGTATTGGCGGTTATCAAAAATCCAGCATTCTTTTTAACAGCACTGAGTTTCATGTGGGTGCTAGGAATATGGATAATGTTATTTGACGGGATGACAAGCCTGTCGAATCTTTAAAAAAACAAGCGGTTGGCAGTACTGGATTATCCAGTACTGCCCAATGAACTGTATTTTTATTTTTCGGAGGTATCTTTATTTCGATGTCAGGGTTTCAACAAAATAAAGATAAATGTTAAAAATGAAAACACTACCAAAGTCAAAATCCTTTAGGCTAAAATCAAGGTTAGGCTTTAGAATAACATATCCTATATATTATTCTTATTATTAAGTTTATAAAAATTTTTTATAATTTTATAATGTTTGTATATGATACTCCTGGTTTATTATCCATTTTGGATACTCCTATAGATGATAATGGAAATCCTGATAGATTATCTGAGATTATACTATTATAATCTATTAGTTCTAATAACCATTCTGGTACATTAGTATCTTTAGGAATTGCTACGGAAGATATACTTGATGCAAATATTTTATTTAAATTCTCATCATCTGGACCATCTGTTAATAATCTATATAATTTATTATACTGCTCATTATATTTATCTTTTATTTTTTCTATAGATGATTGAGTAATATTTACTTTCATTATATCTACAGCATTACGGTCATTTAAATCTAACGATGGATATTTATCATCTTTTATATAGTTCCATACTATAGATGATACAATACCTTGATTACTCAAAGGAGCATCATAATGATTAATAGATTTTACAGTTAATGGTTTATAATAACTCTTTGACCCATTCATAAGTGATTTTAATATATCTTTCTCTGCTATTGCTAAGTCTTTAATTACTCTCATCTGGTCTATCTTATCAGCTTTGAGAATATCCTCTAATAATATTTTCTTTAGTCTAGTTCTTGTTTCTAATGGTGTAGATGATTTAGCCATACAATCTATACCCTTTACATCTAATATTCCATCTTTTCCTAGATATATACCTTCTTGTATATTTTGTAATGCAGCATAGTGCTTCTTTACTTCTGTAAGTAATACTCTCATCATATAGAACTCATTCTTCATTATAATATAGCATTTCTTACTATCATCATATGAATTAGAATTCTTTGTAAAGTTTAGCATATATTGATTTATTACATCATTTAATATATATGCCATTATATTTATTATAGAAAATTTCACATTATCTTGTGGTAAGAAAGTTACACAGTCTATAGATTTCTTGAATGATATAACCTCATCATTATAGAAATCATAATCAATTTCATCATCTATAAATTCTATAGCATTAAATATCTTAGGTTCAAAATCTCCAAACTCATCTTTCTTAACAAAAGTTGCTGCTATTGTAGCACCATCTGGATTAAGATAGTATCCATTATTTTTTTCTATCTCTTCTATATATTTTACTACATCTATGGATTGATGCATTATCCTAAAATCATAATCCTTTAAATATGATAAATTATAATTATACCATGCATCCATAGATACAAATGACGAGTCTGTATCAGATATTACAGATACTTTTTTAATCATATTTTTATTTCTATCCATCCTATCAATAATCTGATGATTATAGAACACATATTCTAATAATAAATCTTTTAATTTGTCTAGCTGTGGTACTATATTCTTAGGAGGATTTAATGGCTCCAAATATGGAGAATTTAAATTACTTAATATAGATACCATTAATTCTCTACATATACTATTATCCATAAATGAGTACAAATTATTCTTATAATACAATCTATTCAATTCAATAGGACTACATTTTTTTAATATATCCCATACTATTGACATATCATCATTAGTAGGAATATATTTATATCCACTTGTACTCATTATTTTATAGAAACATTCTTTTACAGATACATGCTTATCTTTGTCTAATATATCGTAATCATTAAACTTCCATTTATCAGCCTCTATTCTTACATTATCTATGAATACTAATATCTCATCTAATGAACCAAATAATACATTATTAGCCAAGAACATTTCGAAACACATTATTGCAGAAGATATTAAACTTCTTCCCATAGCTGTTATAGATGGTGCCAATGATGAATTGTATAATATACTAATATAAAGACCAATTAATCCATATATACCATTTACATCTATCTTTGCAAGATTTTGTAATAGATTGTATTTCTCAAACATCTCACTTCCTTTTGGATATTTGAACATCTCTTTTTTTAATACTTTTCTATCTTGCATAAACTCTTCTAATGCTTGACCAAATGGATTTGGTACTGACCCATGTCTACTAAATAATACTCCATATGATGTAACTATAGGTTGTTTATCCATAATATAATTAGCTACCTGAGATAGTAGCATATCTGTTTTACCATTTACATAATTATTATGAATACATACTTTTGTATCTTTGAATCTCTTATTTATACTATTTTCTAATATATTATCAATTACGCTAGGTGGTAGTTCAGACTTATAAGATTTTAATATCCTTCCCATTTTTTTCTTATAATCTTTTATAATTAAATTATCACTTATAGCCATATTCTATCTCCCTTCTATTATATCAAAGTTTTTGGAGTATTATTTTTATAAAATTAGGTAATTAGGGCTAATTAAAAACATTCTTATAAAATTGATATTTTTTAATTTTACATACTATAATAAAAATAATAAAGGAGAATATAGATTATGTCATTTTTTGATGAAAGTATGATATCTGAAGAGTTTTCTGAAGAATTTATGGGTACATTGGTTGAACAATTCCTTGTTGATGATATAGTACACAATTGGAGCCGTCAACAGGTATCAGAATTTTGTGAGCCTGGTGGTGTAGGTGAAGCATTAGTAGAAGCAAAGGTTCTTGGTAAGAGAACACTTGTTAGACTATCTAAGGCAGATGACCTAGATAGACGTACAACTCTTGCTGCAATGGCTATGGCTAAAGAGAAGAAGGATCCATTGTTTGATAAGCTTGCTCTAAATAGAGTTAAAGAGAAAGAACTTCTTTCTAAGATTAAGGCTAAGTATGGAACAAGATCTCTTAAGGCAGCTAAAGAAGGACAGAAGGCTTATATTAAAACAATGAAGAAAGTTCCTATGTCATTTATGAAAGCTGGTGGTGCAGATAGATTATAATTCTAGATGGAGTAGGATTATAATCCTACTCCATTATTATTAAAAAATATTTAGGAGGTGATTACTATTCCTCAGAAACCAATAGTTTCAAAATTTCCATTAATACTAAGAGATGTAAACTTAGTTACAGATTTCCAACCAGGGGAAATACTAATGGATTATAATAATAATGAATTATATTATATGAATCCAAAGACTCTTGAATGTGAGTCTTTATCTAGAGAGATTTATAATAAGATTCTTGCAGCAAATGCCGAGAATACTTTAATTTTATTATATAATAGAGATAAAATACTACCCAAACCACCAAAAGACGAAATTCTTCCTAAATTAAATGATAGAATATATAATGCATTTTATCTATCAATAAATAAACGTGAAGAGTTTATATTTAATGAGAATTATGTATCATTAAGTGCTGTTCCATGGGTAGTAAAAGACGGAAAAATATTCATAGGAAAATAATGAAAGGAGAGATATTTAATGGCTATAGGAAATGGAATATCTATATCCGCTGGATTTGATTTAAAATCCAAATTACATCTGGATAGTAGAACTTTTGTATCTACTAAAGATGAATTATTAGCAATGCCAGAGTATATAAAACCAGAAGGTTTATGTGTATATGTAAAAGAAGACAAAGCTCAGTATATATGGACTGGTACAGAATGGCTTACTACATCTATCTCGTTAAGATCTGGAAGTGGCAATCCTGATATTAATGATGGTAATATAGGTTCTTTATATATAGATAATAATTCTGGATTATTATACCACAAAAAATATAATTTCGATACAGCTTCTGCAGAGTGGGAGATATTATCGTCTGTAAAAGGAACTCAGGGTGACAAAGGAGAGCAAGGAGTTCCTGGAACTAGAGGATCTCAGATATATTATAGTGAAAATATAATAGGAAAAGATACATTTGGACAAATATTTCAAACTAGTGGTATACCATTAGCTGAAGTAAATGATATATGTCTAAATAATACTGGTAATGTATATAAGTGTATATTGGCAGGTGATAGTAATACTGCTAAATGGATATATGTAATGACATTACAAGGTCCAAAAGGAGATATTGGTCCTCAAGGAGTTGCTGGTCCTCCTGGTGCTCAAGGAGAACAAGGAAATATAGGACCGACTGGTCAAAGAGGTTCTACTATATATTCAGGTGTACAAATATATGGTGGTTCAGATGTACCTAAAGCCTATTCTGATGCCACAGAAATAGCAAATACAGATATTATAGTAAACGATTATTATCTTAATACAACTTATGGGGAATTATATATAGCTACCACTGTAGGTAAAGGAAATACTGCATTATGGAAAAGAGTTTCTATACTTAAGAATGCGATATTATCAGGTACGGCTATAGATATAACAGGTAATCAAGAAGCTATACCACTATCATCTAATATACCATATGCTACATTAGGAGATTTATATATAAATACTTCTAATGGAAAGATATATATATGTACAGTATCAGGTAATAATACTACAGCTAAATGGAAATTCCAAGGTAAATTAGAATTATCTTCAGCAATAACAGACGTTAATGGCGAACCATTAGTAGATTATATAAAAGGATTATCTATTAATAATAATATAATTACTGCTATTAAAGGTAATGGTAGTAACGTAAATATACCAATAGATATAAACATAATGAGAGGTTCTACTGATACAGAGAATGGAAAACATGGTATGGTTCCACCTCCTGCTATAGCAGATAAAAATAAGTACCTAAAAGGTGATGGTACTTGGGCAACTCCTTCTACTATACAATCAATAGCTACTAATACTACACCAGGAGCTATTAGAGCTGGAGGAGATATATCTATAAATTCTGATGGTATTGTAAGTGTATTAGATTATTCTCATAGACATATAATAGGAGATATAGACGATTTACAAACTCAATTAGATAAAAAGATGAATATAAACGGTGTAGCAAATACAGCTAAAAGACTTAATGATAGTAGACAAATATCATTATCAGGAGCTGTTACAGGAACTGGTGCATCATTTAGTGGTTCTTCTGATATTGTATTACAAACCGAAACTGTAGATGCTAGTAAAATACAAGGTGTATTAGATGTATCAAATATACCAAAAGTTGCATTACCTACATTTAAGGTTGTGCAGAATAGAACAGAAATGTTTAAATTGACAAAAGATGATGTACAACTAGGTGATACTGTAATGGTTGTAGAAGATAATAATATGCTATATTATGTAGTAGACGATAATAATCTATCCATTATAGATGGATATAAACCATATAGTGCTGGAAGTATTGCTGCATCATGGGAAAATATAACCAATAAGCCTTCTAAATTCCCACCTACAGATCACACTCATGCAGCCTTTGAAATAGTAGGTGTATCAGACATGATAAAAACTATGATAGAAAAAGTACTAGGGGATTATGTCAAAGATATTAGAGAAGATAATGGAAAATTAGTAGTAGAAAAAGGTAGTGGAGTTACTAAAGAGTATAATGTATTGGATACTAATACTACATATGGTACATTTATTGGTGCTCAAACTACATCTGATGGTTCTTCAGGATTAGTTCCTAAACCATCTATATCGGATGTAGATAAAGTATTATGTGCAGATGGTAGATGGAGAAATGTAACATCATTACTTCAAGTATCTAGAATGCTTACTAAAACACAGGATGTAATTCTTTCACCATCAGCATGGCAACCAGAAAATGGAAAGTTCTATCAATATGCTCATATTACAGCAATGGATATAGAAGCCTCTACAAATATAACAGTAATACCAAAACCTGTACAAGATAATATTCAAGCTATATGGACTAATTTTGTTATTGCCACTGATCAAGATAATATAAATAATAGAATAAAGTTTATAGCTAATACTGCTCCAGGTGTACCTATAGAATATACATTACAATTAGTAGATATGAGTTAGGAGGATATATGGAGAGAAAAAAAATAAGAGTCAATATATTAGATAGTGCAGGCAGACCTATAGAAGAAACAGATGTATATACTAATGCCGAGAGTGTGTTATTTACAGATACTGTAAATCTTCCACAGGAATTAGATAGAAGACTATTATATTCTACAAATATACCTACTCCTAAAGATATAGGGGGAGTAATAAAAGGATCTACATTTTTAGATACAGATATAAAAGATATAATAGATAAGATATTACACCCATACGCTTATCCAGAAGTATCTTTTAGTATTACTCCAAGTGACTTGATATATGAAAAAGGATATATTTTACCAAATCTTATGTTTCATATTAAAGTAGTAAAGACATCTGAAATGATATCTAAAGTACAATTAATAAAAGATGGTGTGAAAGTATTAGATCATCCTAATTTTCCACAAGGTGGTGGAGAAGAAGATTTATTATACGATAATCCTATAAGTTCTAATTCTAGTTTTTATATTAGAATCTTTGATGGAGTAGAGTATTATAATTCAACCCCTATAAATATAAAATTTATAAATCCACTATATATAGGAACAGTAGGTGTAGATACTACTAGTGTATCATCGTCAGACCTAAGTTCTTTAGATAAAATATTGTCTGATATTACTATTGGTACATCATATAAATTTACAATGGTAAATAGAAGAATGGTAATATGTCTACCATCAGAGTATTCATTAGTATCTATATTAGATCAAAATAGGTTTGATATGATAAATTCGTTTAGTAATATAGGTAATTTCGTACTACGTATAAACAATGAAAATATAACCTATAAATATTATATATCAAATCCTACTACACAAACAGATTTTAAAGTAAATTTTAGAATAAATAAATAAAATATGGACCTAAGAGAACGTTCTCTTAGGTCCTAAATTAATACAATCCAAAACATTTTAATAATTTTTATAAAGAAAGGAGATTTCAATGGCTGTTAGAGAAATTAGAACCTTTAGGTTAGAAGACTGGGAAGGTAATATATATAAGCCAGAGGGTTTACTTGATAAAACTGTAGGAAGTAATGGTTCTAGTGTAGGTGCTAGTTCTATTATTCCTAATGGTACAGGATTAAATAGTACTCATGGTGCTCAAATAGGTGATAATACCACAAGTACTGGTACTGCTATAATATTAAATTCTTCTAATGAAAGAGATTTAAATTTAGCTACTGTACATTTTACAGATTTAACTTTTGGTATGTATGGAGTAAATATAAGATCTAAGATATCTAGAGCATATGTACCAAATATCCTTAGAGTTAATACATATTATGTAGATTTAAATGGTATTAATCCATCTATATTACTATCTACTACAGATATTGGTTCATCACATTATAGAGAGGCATATAATATATTTAGAAACGTAGGTTTTGTTACTGAATTTAGAGGAAAGTTTAGTAATAATATGGCTCTTAAAGTTGAAGTAATATTAAAAAGAGGAAGTGGAGTAAATGTGGTTCTTGATTCTATTACTACTTCTCGTGCATTTACTGCTGTAAGTGGTGCTGGTACTATGATAACTATAGGTGAATAGTATGATAGAAGAGCATAAGAATATAGTAAAAAGAATCAATAATATAAAAGAGAATCTAAATAGAGTTTTAATAAAAAGACGCTTTGGTGTAGATTTAAGATTAGATCCTTTTAATGTAGATAGAACCAATGAGGATGCTATGCAAGCTATTGCTAGTATTGATATAAATACAATTAAAAATAGATTGCTAATGGTAAATGATTTTACATTTGCAAATCCGATGTTAAATACTGATGAGTATACTGTTCCAGTAGTTGAAATAGATACCATGGAGAATATAATTAACAGGTTAGATAGAGAAGCAGACAATGTACATAATCCTGTAACTTCATGTAGAAGTTCTTGTACTGGTATATGTGTAGGAACTTGTACTGATAGTTGTAGTGGTTGTTCTAATACATGTTCTGGTGGATGTACAGGAAGTTGTCATGGAAACTGTCAAGGTAATTGTGCAAATTCTTGTGTATTTGGGTGTGCTGTAGGTTGTGGAGACTCTTGTGTAAATAATTGTGGTTCTGCATGTGGGAATACATGTAGTTCTTGTACTGGAAAATGTATGGGAACATGCTCTGGCTCTTGTACAGGTAGATGTGATGGATGTAGCAATACATGTACAGGAAGTTGTAGAACTAACTGTGGAGGTTGTTCTGGATCTTGCACTGGCACCTGTGGACTATCATGTGGTAATGGTTGTGCTGGCACCTGTACAGGTACCTGTACTGGGTCTTGTATAGGTGGATGTTTTGGATGTCAAGGTGGTTGTTCAGGATGTGACGGATGTGGTGGATGTGGAACTAGTTGTTCAGGTCTATGTGAAAAGAGTTGTACTGGGTGTAGTTCAACTGGATATCATAATAGACAGGCACCTCATAATTATAATAAGAGTAGTAGATAGGAGGGATATATGCAATCAGGACAAAACTGTAATGGAGATTGTAGGGCAACATGCGGTAATGGTTGTACAAGTTGTTCAGGATGTAGTAATGTATGTACACATGCTTGTGGAAACAATTGTATAGGAAGTTGCTCTACTGGTTGTACTAGTTGTAGTAATACATGTACAGGTAATTGCTCCAACAATTGTTTTGGAGCTTGTTACTCCTCTTGCTATGGACAATGTAGAGGAGGATGCCAGGGAGGATGTCAAGGATCTTGTACAGAATCTTGTACTGGTACTTGTACAGGTGGATGTGGAGGAGGATGCTCAAGCTGCTCTAATACATGTACAGGTCAATGCCAAAAAGGTTGTTCACATTCATGTACTACTACTTGTAGTAATACATGTAGTGGAAACTGTAATACACAATGTTACGGTACAGCAATTAATCATTAAAAGGAGGCTATATAATCTATGATAAGGAAATTTAAAAAGAGGATAGATGATGATATAGTATCATTAGTCGAATGCTCTAATTATGTAGTAGATGGTTCTAGAAACGTAATAGTACAATTATTATCTAATAAAAATATAAAACTAAATGATGAGCTATTTGATAAGTATATAAGCAAATATGAGGAAGATTATATATCATATGAGATAATAAAAAATCAAATAGACTACGAATATGTAAGTGATTTAATAGAATCATTTAATTTAAAAAACTTACATTGGACACTAACTTACGCTACTAAAGAATTATATATTACTATAGACTATGATGAAGTGGATAAGGATATGCATAATGATTTAGATGAATATCTACAACTTATGGGATTTATAGAGACACACGGATATAGGAGTTAAAATGAATAATAATGATATATTAAGTAGATACTATAATCCTCATCAAAGTGAGGATTATAGTGATTTTATATCTAGAGTATCTAAGTTTGATATGACTGGACTTAGAAAAGATATTAGTAAGATAGCAAGATCTATTACCGTTCAGGTTACAGATAGATGTAATTTAGCTTGTACATACTGTTATCAAATAAATAAATGTGGTAATAGAATGAACTTGGAGACAGGTAAGAAGTTCATAGATTTATTATTAACTGACGATAAGAGTATCAATTCATATATAAATAGATATAATACAGATGTTGTTATATTAGACTTTATAGGAGGAGAACCTTTATTAGAGATAGATTTAATAGACCAACTAAGTGACTATTTTGTTCAAAGAATGATAGAGTTAGATCATCCATGGTTACCATATTATATTTTATCTATAGGAACTAACGGTGTATTATACTTTGATGAGAGAGTACAAAGGTATATAGACAAACATCTTGGAAGGCTGTCTATAAATATAACAGTAGATGGAAATAAAGAATTACACGATGCTTGTAGAGTATTTCATAATGGTAAAGGTTCTTACGACTTAGCTGTAGCTGCTACTAAAGATTGGATGCAGCGTACCAATGCATCTAATATAAGTACGAAGATAACTATAGCACCAGAGAATGTATCTTATCTAAGTAAAGCCATAATATCTATGATAGATATTGGATTTACTAATATAAATGAGAATTGTGTATACGAAAAAGGTTGGACTTTAGAGCATGCTAAAATTCTATATAATGAATTAAAGAAATTAGCAGATTATGTAATAGAGAATAATCTAGAAAAAACTCATAATTTTAGAATATTTAATCCAGATTGGTATAAACCAATGGACCCTAAGGATAATGATAACTGGTGTGGCGGTAATGCTCAGATGTTAGCAGTAGATCCTAAAGGTAATCTATATAATTGTCTTAGATATATGCCATCTTCATTAGGTCCTAATATAGTACCATTAACTATAGGTCATGTAGATAGAGGTATATCTATAACACCTTGTGATAAAAATAATATAAAATGTATGAGTTGTATATCTAGAAGAAGTCAATCTACAGATGAGTGTTTTTATTGTCCTATAGCTACAGGTTGTGGTTGGTGTTCTGCATATAATTACCAAGTATTTGGTACATGTAATAAGAGAGCTACTTATGTATGTGAGATGCACAAAGCTGCATCTTTAGCATCTGTCTACTATTGGAATAGTATATTTAAGAAATACGAACCTGAAGATGATGACTTAAAGAGTTTCAGAATGGATTTAAATTGCCCTAAAGAATGGGCTTTAAATATTATTGATGAGAATGAATATAATTTATTATTAGAATTATCTAGGAAGGAGGTATAAAAATGAAAGGGTTTGAAGTAGTATTGAACAATCCATCTACATCTATAGTGATGGATAATGTATTTAATATTAAAGAAGTTCCTTCTGTATATATACCAGAAAAAGGATTAATATATGATACATTACATATATCAAAATTTATTGATTCTAGTATGGAAGAATACGTATCAATTTTACAAAAAATAAAAAATATGAAAAGCCCTAATATCGGATTAAAAACTTTTCATATAGTAAATAAGAAGAAAGAAAATTCTGAAGAAGTAATTACGTCTAAAGAATTGTATATAGAATTCAATGGTATATTTGAACTTAGAAAATTCTATAAGACATTAAGCATACCATTTGATGATGGTAAGTTGAGATATGTATTACATATAGAATTAATTAAATTAACCTCAAAGAATAAGGGATCTTATTATTCTTTAAACAATACACCAGAGCCAGCAATAGAATCTGAAAATACAGATAACACACATGAAACAATAGAAGAAGAAAATGGAGGACATAAAGATGACAGTACAGTATCGCATGAAGAAGAAGGTTCAGAAGGATAATTTAATGGAAGCAGTTAGAGATGCTTTTTATAGAAGAGAGTCTCTAAAAGATTTATTTAACTCAGCTATGCTTAGTAATACTGCTGTAAAGATGATTATTGATAAGAAAGTTGCAGCAGATGTAGAGTGGAATAAATGTATGCTTGAACTAGAAAAAGAGATGCTTCAAGATATTGCACAGACCTTTAAATATGACTATGAGTGTGATTTTGTAAATAACTATTTTATAGTATCTACAACAAAGGATAATGTAAAGGCATTAGAAGCGTTAGGATACGAGGAGGTATAATGAAAATAGCATTATATACCGATGCAATGATGGAGGGTCCATTTAGAGGAAATATAGGTATAATAAACGAGGCTATAGAAGCTAGAAAAATTATATCTATAGTAAAAGAGATATTCAAGGATAATTCAGATATGAGTATACTAGATTATACATTAGAAGATCCTGTATCTTTAAATATAGCTACAAATATGCTTATAAACAAGCTAAATGAAGATCATCCTGATATATTTGTAAGGATAAGGTTTTCATTAGCTGGTCAGGCTTATATAAAAATAACTGAACCAAAAGATGATTTTATAATAAGATTATCTAAAGCATTACAATTCTATGGGGAAAATGAGGCAGAAGTAGAATTAAATCCGATATCGTTAAACTATGTATTAGATAATATACATAGAGATATTAAAATGGTAGATTTTACAGTATCATCAGTACTAAAAGAATGTGAAATTAAAATTGTAGCTAATTTGTTAGCTACTTCATTTGCTAGTGATATAAAGATAAAGAATACTATATTCTTTAGGGGAAAAGCTATCCATTGTTTGAAAGGTGAAGCTGAACTGAAAGATGAAACTCATAATGGCAGATATTATAATAACAATGGAGAACTGCAGTATGGCTGGATAGATTTATCTGTAGATAAGATGTATGCTAACGAGTACACTGGTAGATTAAAGCAAAATGAATGGTTATATGAAGATGGTTCATATTATTATTTCAATAATAACTGTAAAATGGTAAAATGTATAGAGTCTGATACTACTAATAATGTAAGATTAGGCGATACTATATATAGGTCTTATGTAATAAACAATTCCTCATATTTGTTTAATCCAGATGGTACTTGTGCAGGATTACATGATAAAGTATTAGATGCACCAGTAGAATTTCTAACCAAGTGGTATAGAAATAAATATGATTGCCCATTAATACCTAGATTAAGAATAGAATAATATATAAAGGTGAGTATAGTGGGATTTCCGCTATACTCACCAAATATTGTCGAACTTTTATATAATTTATTACAGGAGGATTAATAATGGGATATATCAGAAAAAAGACTGGAAGAATCCCTATAGTTCCAGATGATTTCAAGAATAAGTCTGAGCATATAGACAAAGAAATCTTGATGGATTATGTCAATAATAATTTATATATTTTAAGAGATGGTGAATATATAAATATTACTGGACGTATAATGGATTCTATTCAACAAATACAAGATGGTACATCTGTAATCCATATTTGTACAGAGGATACACTACCAAATATTCAAGATAGAAGAAAGAATCACTGGTATTTGGTGGTTACTGATACTACAGAGTATGGTAATAATGATACAAGTATTAGTAAGATAAACTATATATATTATGGATTAATAGAAGAGACTTATATAAATAATGGAAATTATTTATTGATAGCTCAGAATTTTAATGATAATCCAGATATTGTACCAATGACTATTCCAGAAGGATATAGAGCTTGTTTTTATATACCAAAGCATTATAGTTGTACATTTAAGAATAGTAATACAGGACAAGAAATAGCGTTTACTAAAAAAGATACTATATATTGTTTAAATCCAGATAATTCATCAAGACCATATAATGTATTTATTTCAGATGAATCTAAATTGGGTAAAATAAATATAAAGTTAGAATTAATAGATAATAAATCTGCTAATGTATATCTATTGCCTAATAATGATACTATTCAAGGTTTACGTATAACTCCATCTAAAATATCTGTAGAAGTAAATAAGCCTATAGATGGTTTGTTAGATGATGTAGAGATATTCTGGACTGACCCTAGATGGGTATTTAAAGGTTGGTCTAGTAATAATATAGCAAAAGTTCTAATAAATAAATCTACTTGGTATGCTACTAAAAATGTAAATCTATATGCATATTTTGAAAGAGATGATGATGTAAATAAATACACATATAAGGCTATATATAAATCTGGAGATACCGTACTTGGAGAATTCTATGGTGTAGAGTTCCCTAACGCTAATATAACTCCAAAGACATTCAATGGATTTAGAGCTCCAGAGAAACAGAAACTTACATCGAATAATCAGACTATTACATTTAATTATACTGCTACAGAATATCCTATTACGTATTTATTAGATGGTGGAACATTAACCACTAAGAAAGATAAATATACTATATTAGATGAATATACTCCAAATATACCTACTAAACAAGGATATCAATTTATTTCATGGACACCTTCTAATATAGTAAAAGGAACAACTGGTCCTATTACATTTACAGCTAAATGGAAACTGAACGCAGTTACTAAACCAGGTGCTCAAATAAGGTCTACTATATTAGCATTAAAAGAGTCAATAAATGAAGAAGTTATTACTATAGAAAGATCTGATAACGTACCATCTAATATTAGTCCAGTAGATATATCTTCTAATGCTTCACCTATACTTATGTGGTATGTACAATCTATGAAGACTATAAAGATATATTGTGATGGAGAAATATATACTAATAATGATATGGTAGGCATATTTAAAGGTTTTAGTAAATTAAGAAATGTAAAGATTATATCTGAATTCCATATAACTCCTAATACTAATATATCAGAATTATTTATGGATTGCACTTCATTATCTAATGCATTAGACTTTGAAGTTTGGAATAAAGATATTAGTAGTGATCAAGTAAATAAGACTAATGTATTTAAAAATACAATTGCAGAAAATAATGGTAGTATACCTACTTGGTATACACCTTAATAAGAAAGGAGATATATGATTAACGAATTAAAAGATCATGAGGATATGATCATTAAGATTACTCATTGTATTGATAATATTAAGAACTCTGTAAATACAAATATGAATGATACAATGGAATTAAAGAATTATTTAAATTCATTCTTTGGAGAGGGTTATGATTGTAAGGAGATAATTATAACAGACCATGATAAACCTCTATTTGGATGCGTAGTAATGCCATTATTCTCTGACTTAGTAGATAGTATATTAGTTTCAGGAGATACAGATATAAAGTTTAATACATATTCATTAGAGTTGGATAAAAAAGTATTAAATAGCCCTTTTATGTCTAATAGAGAGATTGCTGCTATTATAATATACAATATATATTATATGATAAATAACACGTCTATTGTTACAGAACTTAGGTCTAAGATAGATGATTATTTCTTAACTACCGGAACTCAGTTAATTATAAAGGATTCGATTCAGTATAAGAAGATTTTAGAGCTAGGCTTAGCAGATACACTGATCAAATTATCAAGTTGCTTATATCTAGAAGCTGATACTATATCTGATCCATATATGAGAAGTATAGGATTAGATAGTGAGTTGTTTAGTGGTATTAATAAAGTATTTAATCAAATACCTACATTAGCAAATTCTATTCTTAATATTAATTCTGTAAGAATAATTATACTACATTGGTGCTTCAGATTGTATAATAATGTAGATACCGAAAGAATACCATCTATAAGAATATTACAACGTGCAAAGGAATTAAATCCTTCTGTATTGTATGGTATTAAAATAGACGCTGCAATAGAGGCACTACATAAGATTGATACAGATACTCTTATAAATGAAAATGTATCAGGATATTTTAAATCTACTCTAAAAAATGGTAAGCATATATCTAAGATAATAAAAGAAGGGTTATCATATATAGAAGAGAATTTATATTACAATATGTATATAATAGGTAATAATAAAAGTTATCCTAAAAATGAGTTATTAAAGAACATAAATGTACAATTAGGGTTCTTAGAGAACTTTGTAAGTGACCCAGAGATATCTGACAGAAAAAAAGAAAAAGCTTTTAGTTTATACGAAAGATATATGGATATAAGAGAAATGTTATAGATAACATAAATGTCGGATAGGGAACCCTATCCGACATATTTTATGCTGTGGTTTCTTCATTATTGTTATGGTCATCTATTTCCTTGTCTGTGTTACTTTCATGAATGTCTATTCTATTATCATTTAAAGCCTTTTCATCTAAACGATTAAGTGCATCTGTGTCAATTTTTCTACTTCTTAGAAAAATCTCTAAAAAGGATTTAAATATACCAAATAAGAGTGCATCATTAATTAAAAAACCCACAATAGTAGTAGAATGCATACCTGCCATAAATAATAAGAATACGTATAACTCAAATTTTATAGCAATATTTTTGTAAATTTTTAATACTTCTACTATGGCTATAACAAAAAAAGTAGCAGTAATTGATAATACTAATAATTTGGTTATAGAAATTTTTTGTTTAAAGTTGGTCGTCTTATTTTGTTTACCCAATCTAAGAAAATCCCCTACAAATGAACCTAATATAATACAAATAAATGCTAGTACGTAATTTGACAGTTTTGTGATATATAGGTTAATCAATTCTGGGTTAAACACAATTAAACCTCCTTGTTTCTTTATAAAATAGCTATAATCATTTTTATGATATTATATAATATTCCTCCTTTATTTATTACTGGTATCTATATCATCATCTAAACTATTATTATATTCTTCAACATATACATTTATATTTGCAATTAATATAATAAGATAATATATTATAGTAAAATATAATATAATTTGGAATATATTTAAGTTGAATATAATAAGATCATATTCTTTTTGAATATCTTTGGTATTTAAGTAATTAAAAAGATATAAATTCTTAGATTTAAAATAATCGGTAATTGAATATCTTGATATTATTATTATCTTATTTGATGTATCAAAGTTTTCATCAAATTCAGTAAATATATTTCCATACTTTGTAATATAAGATACGCTCAAAATACCAAAACCTTCCAATCCGCTTATACCGTGTTTCTCGAACACTTCACGTAAATATTCTTCCGAAATATTTTCTACAAGAGGAATATCATCGTCGTTATTACGGGTTTGCCATAATAATAAACCTTCGGTTTGCTGACTTATGATTTTATTTAAAGTATTAAGCGACCCTATCTTATTTACAAAATTTTGATTTATTTGGTCTTCTATCTTATATAAATGCATAGTTTTATCGTATATAGGTAATGGAGAAATTAACTTGTCATGAGAATAATTCGCTATTACGTATCCATTACATATTACAAATATACCATTATTATTTGAATCCATATTTGCCTTAGAAAAAATATCTTTTTGCAAATATTTTCGAAGAATCATATTTAAGTCAGGGTAGTATATACCTTTTTCTAAACAGTATTTTAGATGCCTTAAATCTAATTCTTGCCTCATCTCTTTTTCTATTGCTTCTGTCTTTTCTTCTAATATTAGTTTTAAACCATTATTGATCAAAGTAATATGAGAGTGTACCATTTCCCATTGTAAATCTTTCATATTCTGTATAGATTTTTTGTAAAACGTTGATATAGAATTTCGGATAGCAATTAAAGAAAAAGCTGCTATTACTGAAACCAATATGGTGACTAAGTATAACCTGAATCTTTTAAGAAGACTTATTAAATTAATTTTCTTTTGAGTGGTATTCTTATTCTTCATACTATTTAAATTATATAATATGATAAAAAAATAATTATAGATATCTTAATAAAAAGTTAAGGAAAACGGAGATAGGCTATGACCTATCTCCGATATATTTTTATACTATATATTTAGTACTTGTAGATCTGTGTACTACCACACCATCTGATGTAACTACTTTTCCACCTATATAGGCATTACATGCTGATATGGCAACATATTTATCCGTGGTAGTTATAATCGGTATTGTAGATCCTAAAATTAATACATGATACTTAGTATTATCTTTAATATTCTTTTTTGACTCTTTTTTAGTAGGTAATTTATATAGTTCTACTAATCCATCTACTATATCCATAGCAATTGAAAAAGTATCTTGATCTTTATCATCTATATTATTTACTACTACATATATAGAATCCTTTACATATTCATTTTTAGTAAATATGATATCCTTATAATCATATATATATTCTTTAGTGTTATCTTCTAGAGTATCATTCATTACATTAGCAAAATCTACAACGAAACGATTATTCTGATCTAACAATATCACACCTTTATTAGATTTCTCAATAATATCATTATTATCCTGAAATACATTTAAAGTTATAAATAAATCAGATTTATCTTCATTCGCTTTAGTAAGTGCCTCTGTAATAGTACGACCATCTGATATTGTAAGTAATTCTATCTCTGAATATCTAGATAACTGTTGCTTGATATGTTGTACTATCTCTTCTGATATCTCATGTGATGATTTACTACTAAATTCTTGATATATCGTTACTCTTTTCATAATAGACCTACTTTACTTCTATGCAGCCTATTATTACACCAGGATCTTTACCATTTATCTTATTTGGATTATTGGTAATACTTAATCTAGTTCTACCATTATTTATAATAGTATCATATATATAGAATGTACCAGAAAGAGATGCAAACGGTAATTTATCATCATATGATCTGTATACTGGGGTAGAATCTAATTCTACCGCTGTTCCTAATTGTAATATAATAGGAGAACTTACGTTGGATTCATCTTCTAATGATGACCCACCACCTTCTGATAAGTTTGGGTATACTATATGATTATCCTTGTTATATACTTTATATCCTGGGTGTTTCTTACATAATTCTATAGCTTCATCTAAATTAGATGTAACCAGTAGTTTAGACTCTTTATCACCATCTAAGTCTAATACTACTCTAAATATTTCTTCTTTCTTAGGAGAAGTTTTAACATCTTCCTTAATTTCTACTTTATCACTTAGTGTGATCTTCTTGTTTTCTTCTTCTTTTGACATATCTAATGCCTCCTTATCCCATTTATATAATTTATTCTCATTGATTATATTTACTACATTATCAACGAAATTATTATCTCTAAGTTTTGCTGCTTTTAGAAAACCCGCTGCATATAATTCATTTATGAAATCTTCATATGAGTTTGATTCTAATGCATTTTCATATTTTAATATATTTGGATTATTAGGAAATCTAGGTTCTGTACTAATATATTCTGTAAAATCTGAAAAGCATGTGTCTATGGAATCATATACCTTTAAACCATCACCTGTATCTTCAATAGTATCTGTATCTGTATTATACACTTTACCACTCCATAATTTATTTGCCCTATTTTTAAATAAATTATTAGTAGACTTAATGGACTTATCTTTACCATAATCAGATATGTATGTAGAAAGCCCTGCCAATACTGATACTGGCATATCATTGTGTGTATTATTACTATACTTAATACATAAATCCTTAATACTATCTAAAAACTCTTGGTGACTACCATTATTAACAATCTCCATGATTGCTCCTTTCTTAAGTATTTAATGAGAAGTTCAAATTCAAAAAAAAACAATTACGTATTATATATGTGAAATAAATATTTAAAGGAGGTTTCAAAATGAATAATAATATTAGAAATGTATTATTTTTATCCCTATCAGGAGGTGGGGATAATGATATTGATAGAGAGGGCTACGGAATCGCAGACCTCTCTGAGGTTGTAGAGGTGGCAATGCCACCTCTATGATTTTATGATTTCTTTTTTAGTGTCAATACTATATTTTTTTCTTTTGATTTTTCCTCTACAGGTTCTTCTGGTTTATTATCCATTACATCGGAAGTTTCTTCTTCATCTTCCGTAGTATATCCATCGCTCTCTTCTACTACATTATCATCTTCATCATTTACTTCTACAGGATTATTACCAGAATCCTCATCTTCAGTTTTAATGCTATCCTCTACTTTTGTATTATCAGTCGATTCTTCTGCTTCTACATTACCATCATTTTCTTTCAAGGTATTATTTAAATATTCCAGTCTGCCTGTAGTAAGCTTTTCTACCACATCACTATGTATAGGATTTGCTGTAAACTGTATTTCTACACCATTACCACCTCTACCAGGGTTAATTTCCTTGATTTCATATACTGTTACTACTTCTTCTTTTTTGTCTATATTTATATTATTTACCATATCTTCTAGATCATTAGCAGAGTTCAATAGTATATGCTCGTTTTCATTTACTATTACCTCTATAGGACAATGGTTTACTAATCTAAGAGCAAATGCATATGGTGAATTATAAAAATATAGATATTCCCCAGTATTTCCTACAAGTATTTCTTTAGATATTAAATGTCTATACTTACCTATATTAGCACGTTTAATTCTAAAGTCTAATTTTAACATAGTTTTATTTAACATAAGATACCTCCATATTATATTTTTTATGAATAGGTTTATATCAATATAAAAAATAACCCTCATCAGGAATTCCTGATGAGGGATAAATAAGAAATTAACCGTGGGATTCCTCTTCTTCAACAACTGTTCCATGAATATTATCTTCATCTACAGTATTATCACCAGGCGTACTCATCACAGATGGATTCTTAACACCCGATTTCAATGTAGTTTCTGGATTGAGGAAGTTTGTTTTATCAAACTTTAAATAGAAAACAAATTCCTTCTGGTTATTTGGATCTTTCGCTTCTTCGGAATTTTGTTTTGCTGTAAACTTTAATATCTTCTTATAAGCTTCTTTTTCATTAGCTCCTAAATATAGAACGTTTGAAGCAGTTACTGCTACTGCAGGTTTACCATCACCTAATATAGATACCTTTAAATCATCCCATTTATCACCATTAGTAGTATCAAACTTAAATGGTAGATAATATCCAGTCTTAGTATCTTCAGTATAGTCCTCAAACTTATCCACAAATAAGAGTGTGCCTATAACATCTCCATTTTCTATAATAAATTTTCCAAACGTTGCTGCTTTAAAAGTTCCTAAAACAGTATCAGTCGGTTCCATAGCAGTAATTAAACTCTCAAGAGCCTTTGTATAATATCCAGTAGTCTCTCCAGTAAGTGGAGTTCCAGCTACTGCAGCATTAAACTTAGCTTCAAGAGTATATCTGTTTACAGGATACAACTTGTTCGTAGCATAAATAAATAGGTGTGCAGTCTTTAATGTAGTATAAGCTTGTTTAAGAGTAAGCTTTCTAAATTTAATCACACCGTATTTTCCATTTATAACATCGTCTGTTTTACGATCCGCCGTAAGAGCTTCTATGCCCACGGTTCTGGTAACGTACTTTGGCAATACACCAAAAGTAACTCTAGCAGGATTTGCCATAGTAATTTCTCCTCATAAATTTTATTTTTGACCTACCAAGAAGTCTATCATAGAGCCAACATCCATATCTGCACCATGAGCCATATCATAATATGTATCAATATATTCTGCTGCAGCTTGGTCTGCTAAATCATATGTGGATGTATCATCAACGTCGTCTGAGATTATGTCTTCGTCGCTTTCTAATATGGGATAATCCATCTCCATTTCTGCTACATATACAGATTCCATTATAGATGGTGAGTATATATCACCATTAAATGTATCCTTTTCCACTTGAGATATTGCCTTCTCCAGAGTCTCGTCTGTAATTATAGCAATATCAATTTCATCAAAATTATCAAATATAGAAGATCCTGGTGTTATTCCGTTTGCCATATTTGTTTCCTTTCTTTTTACATTATACTGTCTATAAGATTACCATCATCTAAGAAATCTTCATAGTGATCAGAATTATCGAACTCTAAACTACTAATATTTCGGGGGTCTGATTCTTTCTCACTATTATTCTCAAATAGATGGACTTTTTCAGAAGACTCTTTATTAATTATATCATCGACAGATTCATTGAATAAAGTATTCATATTGATATCTAAAAGGTTTTGTTCAGCAATATCGTTTAAAAATATATTATCAATGCTTATCATAGATGCTCCTCCTTATTATAAATGTTTTTTAACTAAGTAATTCCTTTATTTTACTATCTACACAATATATGAGTATTGGTATTAAGAAATAATATATATCAGAATTAAAGTTTTCATTAATTCTCTCTAAAGGTGCTATATCATCAATAGTATATTCCATATCATTCATGTATTTTACTATGATATTGTATATAGCATTCTCTTCAGTAGCTTTAAATATGGTTTTATTTTTTATATATATTAATAGATTTTGATCTACTATAGGTATATCGTGTAATACTTCTCCAAATATAGGTTCTGCTAGATAGTTTAATTGATAATATCTCTCAAACCTTGTATTGAATATACATCCAGGGTCATCAATTAACGTAGCTCCAGATCGTATAATGCAATTATCTACCATGTCTATATTCTTAGTTTCTATCATTCTCCATATTGTTCTAGTATATCTTATAGGAAATTCATAATCTCTCATAGTCTTATGTGATAGATAATGATAATTTCCTTCACCAGAGTTTTCCATTATCTTATTTTTTATCATAAAATCTATAAGATATGGATCATAGAAATAATCAGATATTTGATTACACTTACACACAAAGTATAATCTGATACAAGTATAAGTCTGTACGAATTCATTAAAGAATAAAGACCTATAGAATACTTTAAGCATTACACTTAAATCATCTAATGTAGACGCTAAATCCCATTTTGTTTTCTTTACTACAGATTTATAATTACTTCCTACTGTAGAAGAATTAAACTTAAATTCTTCTACTACAAGTTTCTTTATTGCTGAATCATCTGCATCTAGCCTATCTAGTTTATATGACAATTTCCAGTAATTTGCTCCATTATTAAATGTATCTGATGATACATCTATTACTCTAAATAGATATTTTTGTTTTATCATATCTATTATAAAATAATCTCCTGGATATGGATTTATTGTATCTGGTAATATATAAGCATCTCCAGATATCTCTCCTGACTCTAAACCAAATTCTCCATTCTCTAGACTCATAGCTGCTCTATCTATACCGTATATATACAAATCATGTATAATATTAAATCTTAATGGAGAGTCTTCTCCTAAGTTTTTATATGGAATAGACAAAGCTTCGTCTAATGTAGATTTAGTTGTATTTAAATTAAAATACGTTACAGGAGTAGCTTTTTTATCATTAAATAGATAATATGGATTCTTTAATAAACTTTCTTGAACTTTAATCATAGAATTAGTAATTTTCTGATGATTTATATTTGTAAGTCCCATATATTATCCTCTCCTTTAAGAAATTATTTTAATGTTTCCCCTAAAACCATTTAAATAAACTAATTAAGGAGGATTGTTATGATTGTATTTACAGATTTGGAGATTGGAAATATTTATAGACCACTAATGGGAATGAGAAATTCCTATGATAGTCAATATAAATCAGATACTACAGTAGATGAAAATGGTAAAGTCGTTAGTATAGGAATTCATGATGCTTCGTTAATAAAGTCATTAGTTCATTCAGGTTCATCACATAGAAAGTTTTTAAGGCAAATACCCATATTGGTAGATATTAAGGCACCACTATACTGGTGGAAAGAATTTGATACTTATAAGATAGGTACTACAGCAAATTCAGAATCTACTATGCATACTATACATAAGAAATCATTCGATTTACTTATGTTCTCTACAGAGAGTTTAGATAGTAAAGATAGAAAAGTACTAATGAAACTTATAGAATATCTAGAAGAACTTAGAATGGAATTTTTATTATCTAAAGATAAGAAGATATGGTATAAAATAATACAACTTCTTCCATCTAGTTTTAATCAACGTAGAACAGTTAGTCTAAACTATGAAGTACTATTAAATATATATAATGATAGGAAAAACCATAGACTAGATGAATGGAGAGAGTTCTGTAAGTGGATAGAAGAAATAGACTATGCTGATATATTATTAGACATTCAAAAATAAAAAATACGGGTTGGATAATCTCCAACCCGAATATTTATTTCTTATTTATTATCTTGATCTTGTAAAGCACCACTCTCTGGTTTAATATGACCATCGTCATCTGTACTAAGTACAATTGTGCCAACGAGCATGTATCCATTAGCATCGAAGTAATACATCTGACCATCTATTCCAAGTATCTGGTTTACAGGATACTTATAGCCTTCAAGCATATACCACCATCTGTTTCCAGCATCTTTCTCTTGTACCCAACCTTCAAAATATAATCCACTACACCAACCCTTTAATTCAGGGAAATAGAACCATGGATTACCATCAATAAATGTCTTCTTAGTTGGGAATACACACTGGTACTTACCAAGCTTAGATAGTACATATCCATCTTTTCCTGGAGAATGTCTTACATTTAATGAATTAACCATAACTCTAAGACCAGTCTTTCCAGTACCTACGTTATAATCAATTCTAGTATCTGCTTCTTTCTTAGTTACAGCAATACCATAACCAGCATAATCAGGTCTAGCGAATGCAAATCTAATACCACTATCCATTCTATAAGACTTTCTAGCAGTAGCACCACCATTTCTGATCACATAGTTATTACCAGCATTAGTATTTGCCTCTATTGTAGTAAACATCTTTCCATCTCTAGCCACAGTAGATACAAAGCCTACATGAGACCATCTCTTAAGTTTATCACTATAGAAGAATACTATATCATATGGCTCAGGAGTAGAATGTATCTTACCACTCGCTTCAAATCTATCATGTCCTGTTGGACAATATACGAAAAGATCTCCACAAAGAAGTTTCTTTGCAGTCTCTACACCAAATGCTGAGGCAAGCATTACAGATACATATCCAGCACAGTATGGCTCTTTCTGCAAATTCTTCTTAGTAATTTGCTTATACCAATCCCAATATATAGTGTAGTTATTACTACCAGCATTAGTTACCTTACCAGTGGGAGTAAAGTCTCCAAGGTCTCTAGCACTAGCTTTCTCTAAGTATCCTATTGTACTCTCCAATAGTTTACCAAACTCTTCTAAGCTCTTAATTCCCATCTCCTTAAATGGTACCATTATAATTCCTCCTTAAATCTTTAATTATATCCAAACTTTCTTGTTGTGAATATTTCATTTATTTGTATGTCAAATCCAGTAAAATTTTGTAAAGTATTACTAGATGAAATGACCTCTATATCAATAACATGAGCACTCGTACCAGGATTTAATTTTCCTGTTATAACTACTTCCCAATTATATGCTTTGTATATCAATTTATTTACATCTTCTATATTACTAGTAAATAAATTATACATAAATATATTACCAGATAATAGTTTATTATTATTATACTTAAGCACCACGTTATATAGATTATTACTAGCATTATCATGCCAGTTATCTACAGGTATAGTTACTATAGTATCAGAATATACAAAGTTTCCACCAGATCCAGATGGTTTTACTACTATATTAGAACTTATACTCTTAGATGCTATAAAATTATTTCTATCTCTATCTACATAATTCATTGCATCTACAGCATTCACTATAATATCATCTATCATAAATTTACCAGCAGTTTTTATAGTCTGAGATTTATGACTAGGTGTTACCTTAATTTCTGTTAAAGTTTCTATACTCTGATATACTCTACCTGCACCACTATGATATCCTTCTGGTATAGTATATATACCATTCATAGGTAAATCGTAAGTTACATCTGCTATTACTGGTATTGTACCTGTAATCTTTACACCATTAACCCATGCTGTTTTATGTAATATTAAATCAGCATTAGTTGCATTACCTCCAGTATTTGAAGCTAATGATGTAGCAGATATATTACCAAATCCATCATGATATCCTTTAGGAATAGTATATGTTTCTCCAGGAGCGATAAACACGCTCCTAGAAGTTATAGGTTCTATTGTGCCTGTAACCTTTACACCATTAACCCATGCTGTCTTACCAAGTATTATTTCATTCTCGGTAGCATTTCCTGAAGTTTTCTGTGATAATGACACTGTAGAAATTATACCTGTTCCATCATGGTATCCTTTAGATATAGTATACGATTCTCCATTATCTAGAATTCTAGATACAGAACCATTGTTATCCATATTACCAGTAACTTTTCTACCATTAGACCAAGCCACTTTATTTATTAAAATATCTTCTGCTCTTATATTACCTACAGTTTGTTCAGATAATGACTTGGAATAAATAGTATATTCTGTAGTATTATATCCTACAGGAATAATAAAGTTTTCTCCAGCAAATAATGATATATTAGATAACTGATTTATTACTGGTATATTACCATGTTCTATTTTCTTAGATTTACCAACGAATATTTTGCCTGTTAGTACATCATTAGGAGTTGCATTTAATACCCCTACATCGTCTCTAATAATTTCTATAAACTTTAATGAGTCAACTATAGGCATTTATTATAACCTCCTTTCGTTTTATAAAAATGTTTCCTAAGACATCCATAATTCGGTAGCATGTTTATTTACACATTTCGTGTTTACAATAATATCTGCTAAATATAGATTATCTTCATTTTTAACAAAACCCTCTGTGTTATATATAGAATTATTTTGTTCCACATGTAAATTTACTATCTGAAAATTAGAATTGTACAAATTTGTAGCAAATATTTTATTTATGCCATATATCTCTGCTAATATATTAGTATGAATTTCTAATAAGTCCATCATTATAGGTTTATAATTAGTAGTTCTAGTTGGATGTAATGGTTCATTATTTTTAATCATACTCACAACTTCATATTCCCATGAGTCTATAGTTCTAGTTAATTTAGCATACATTCCCATAGGTATAGATGTCTTAGTAGTTATGATCTCCAGTTCGCTATTTATATACAATATATCTAAAGGGTCATAACTACTATTCTCTATATATATACAATCTCCTATATGATATAAATATGTAAGCAAGAATATACAGTGCTTATATCTATTACGTCCAGTAATTTCTATTGTTTTACCATTAAATGGCGTAATAATACCAAGATTACTCGTAATATTTATAATAGATTTATTATTCGTAGGAAATGTAACTTGTTTATTATCCCATATGAATTTATCTACTCCAACTCTATCTAATATATATTGCATATTGGATTTATCTTCCCATATAGATGATCCGGATATTACGTAATCAAAACTATCTAGTTCTAATGAAGATATATCAAATCTTGATAGTCCGTTGATGTTTATAGCACTCTTAAACTTGTGCTTCTTTATATTGTCATATATGCTATTAGTTAAATTTAGAGTATTCTTTATATTCGAACTATTGAAAGATACACTTATAATAATTTCGATATTATCAAAGTACAATATATCATCTAATAATGAACTCATTAAATCACGTGCATCTAAAATAAACATATGTTGTAGATTAATATCTATTATAAGCTTAGTCTTGATAGATCTTGGTTTAATCACCATTGCTAATATTAACTTATTTATTTTTGATACACTAAGATTTCTAATATTATCATTTGTAAAGTTATAGTAATCAAGATTTATTTTTATATATTCCAAACCAAATCCTGCATCATCTAATTCATCTATAGAATATAATAAATCTACACCTATAAGATCTATAGATTTACCAAACCCATAATACATTGTGTTACTATCTGCAGTCTCTATAGATAATTTATTGATGGTATATTCATTAGAAGAACATGGTATTTCTATACATATATTTTCTACCATTAATCCCTTAGTATCGTTATTATTATAATCAAAATTATTATCGTTATATTTATATAAAATACAATCAGATATCAATTTTATCTCGTCTATATTGCATTTTCTATAATTAACTAATACTCTTATATTTTGTTTTATTAGCCCATGTTGGTTAATATTAATTATTCCTTCTTTATAATCTATATTATAATCATCATGTGGTACTGACATTTCTTGACCATCATATACACATTTTATAGATTCGCTTCCTGGAACAATATATCTATTAGGAAGTTTATATTTCCAATTATACTCAGGAGTATTAACAAAATATGTTGTTAAAGCTTCATAGTCTACGCCACAAAATCCTATATAATTACCATAGCAATTATCTGTATTATAATTTATAAATATACGATTATTACCATTAATACATTTATTTTCCATTGGTATATCTAATTGGTTTAGATGCATACTTAATTCACGTATTTGTATAGGTCTACTAAATTCATACAAAAGATAGAATATACTTCCTGGTTCTCCTATAGTATTAATAGTCATCTTATTATCCGTGTAATTAATATCACTATAGCCATTATACTTATTGTCTTGCATCGGTGGTAGTACTCTCCACATAATTAATCCTCCTTAGATACAATGGGATTTCCTTTTGGTACAACGTATAATGTATTTCCCTCAGAATTAGCTAATGTTGGAGGAGAATTAGATATAACACCATTTAACCCTTTTATTTGGGCAGATCTAAATCCACTTGCTCCACTAGGATTTTTTATAGATAATAAAAGAGAATTATTTTGTCCAGTTATATTGTTTTCAGTAATACTATTAGAAGAGAAGTTAAAACTAAGCGTATTATATGTATCGTCTAATAACGTAAATCCGCTTACTACTACACTTGCATACACATTAGTCTTAAATATATTTATATTCACTATATTATTTCCTACAGTAGATACTATATTATATTTACCAGGTTCTGATATAGTAGAACCAGATGTATATGAATGATATACATTTGTTTCTATCAACTTCTTATCTGTAGTATATAATGAAACCATTATAAGATTTATCTCTTTCCAATTCTGATTAGGAACTTTTATTGCGATATTATCATTAATATTATTTAGATTATCGTCACTCATTATCCATTTAATAGAATTATATGGACATATACCAGTAACTTTTTCACCATTAACCCAAGCTGTTTTACCTTTTCTAATATCAAAACTCTTAGCTGTAGCTTCAGTATTTGGTGCAAAATATTGTATCATAGTACCGGTAACTTTTTCACCATTAACCCAAGCTGTTTTAGTAGCTCTTATATCTTCTGCTTTAGCAGATGCTTGCGTTAATCTAAATAATGATATAGATGACACAGTTCCTCTTCCAGTATGATATCCTTCTGGTATTACATAAGTTTCTCCACTTTGTAATTCCTTTATTTCCTCTGGGATATATTTCATTGTCCCTCTTACTTCTGTACCATTAAGCCCCATTGCTGTAATATTTTCTAGAAGTTGGTATGGCTTTACAGATAAATTTCTGGTAATTTCTTCTAATGGTTTTAATACACCTATTATTTTATCACCATTAACCCATGCTGTTTTACCAGCAATTATATCCTCTGCTTTAGCATCACCTATAGTAGACTCTCTTACAGACTTAGCAATAACTGTTCCTTTACCACTATGATATCCTTGTGGTATAGTGTAAGATTCATTCTGTCCTAATGATATTATAGTAGTATCATTTATTTCCATAGTACCAACAACCATACCTTGTTTAGTAAATGCCGTTTTTTTAGACAATATATCATCAGGTAAAGCGTTTCCTGTATCAGGAAAATATTGTTCTCTACGCCTTCCTACTAATCTATTACCATTGACCCATGCTATTTTATTATACATTATATCATCTTCAGTAGCAGTACCATCAGAATATCCAGAATATGCTACAGCCCTGATTATTCCCTGTCCTGTATGGTACCCTTCGGGAATTTTATATGTCTCTCCTGGTTGTAATACAAAATCTGTAGGTTCCACTATAGGCATTGTACCAAAGATTTCTTCTCTTGTATAAGGATCTCTAAATTTATAATTCAATAATACTTTATCAGAAGATACTGGTTTAGATTGTTGGTCTATATCTTCAGAATCATTAGAATCCCATGGTAGAAAATCTTTTATATCTTCACTCATAATTATTATCCTTTCCTTTATATTATTACAATGTACCAAATTAAATAGGAGGATGGAAATTAATCCATCCTCATTATATTAATATAAACTTTGTATTTCTAAAGTACCTGTTATTTTAACACCATTTACATAAGCAGTTCTATCCTTTAGAATTTTATCAGCAGTAGCGGTAGCATCAGAGGTATATGTACCATTTTTACCTAGTATACTTACATCCCTAGCAATCAATCCCATATCTATACCTAATTTACTTAACAAAGTTTCTCCATCAAGTTTAAGGAATGGGAGATGTCCTTCTTTATCTGCTCTATATATTCCATAAGGAAAGAATATTTTTAATTTGTCATTCTCATATACCATATCGTTATTAGACACATCGATACCTTTCTCATTAGCATAATGTACAGGTATTGTACCAGTAACTTTTACTCCATTAACCCAAGCTGTTTTACCAGCAGCTATCTTATCTGGGGTAGCAGTACCTTTAGTAGCATCTTCTAATGATTCCATTTGTACATATCCAAATCCTGTATGATATCCCTCTGGTATAGTATATGATTCTCCAAATTTTAAAGTCTTCTGTATTGAACCATTATTCTTAATAGTACCAAATTCTTTTACATTATTAGCACCAATAAATGAAAATGTTTCTAATACATCTGCAGGTGTTGCATTTGCTGCTACTCCACTATTACTTAGAGTAGACATACTATTTATTATTGCCATAATTACTCCTTAAGTGTCAATGTTATATTAGTAGGTTCAGAATTGGGTAACCCGTCACAAAATCCAAATACAGATAAATAATATGTATTAGATGCGGATATACCTTTATCTTTTATTAGCACATTATTTCTTTCCCCTGGTAATATACTATCTCCAGTTCCTTTATATAATACTGTATTAGATGCAGGATCTGGTTTAAACTCAGATAAAGTAATAGTCACACCACTATATGGACCTTTGATAGGATTATTCCAATATACAAAAAAAGATTTGTTATTATCATCAGATGGTACACGTTCTATTGATACATTTATAGGTTTAGATGCACATAATTCTCCTACTATTCTAACACCATTAGAATATGCTATATATCCTAAATATATATCTTTAGCAGTAGCTGTAGCATCAGATGTATATGTACCAGTTACTCCTAGTATAGTACTATTTTTAGCAATGTTTTCTGCTAATATGTGTAATGAATCACTTAATACTGCATTATTAGCAGATACATGTGGGTGTTTCTGATCTATAAGATTGGGCATATATAAACCTGTATCTATATATACTTTATATCCATTATTAGTGGTTATTTTAGATATAGAATTTTCAGATCTACTGAGCACATTACCTTCTACTTTTATCCCATTAACCCAAGCAGTAAAACTATTAACCATATCAGATGGAACAACACTACCTGATGTCAATACTTCTAATGGTAAAGATGTTAGTGTAGTACTACCATCATGATATCCATTTACTATATCAAATTTAGTATTCTCATTAGTTAGATTGACTGTTCCACTCCCTTGGACTATTCTCATCTTTCCTGTATTTATATTCATCTATATCTTCAAACTCCTCTTCAAACTCGAATATATCTCTTACGAGGTTTAATGGTATACCATACTTATGAAATTGACTAATATGGATATATCCACTATCTGGTATTTTACATGTCATATATATTTCTCCTATTTAGAATATGTCAAATATCTAGGTATACTATCTGGAATCTGATCATTTTTACATACTACTTTAATTCTATATACACCCTTCTTTTGTAAAGGTATAGTTAAAGTATTTTTATCTAACGGTTTTTTATTATTAGGAATATCATTAAATATTTCTATATAATCTTCATTACTTGGTAAATGCTTAATATAGATACATACTTTATAAAATGGACCTTTTTCAGGATTTTTATAAGATAGTATTATATAGTCGTTGGTTTCTTTCTGTATACGTAAATCTAATACAGAATTCATTCTTAATTTGCCAGATAATCTATTTCCATTAGAATATGCAATATTTCCTACACATACATCATTTTCAGTAGCAGTAGAATCAGATGTGTATGTACCAGTAAAACCTTTATTATTGGATTTAGCAATAATACTAGGATGTACAGATATTAATTTATATATAAATTCAGGATATACTGTAATATAATTATTATAGTACCCTTCATGTATATTAAAATATAATGTATTATCTATAGTATCAGAATATATATCATCAGCATCAACTTCTTTACCAGTATTATCTATAATATCCCCATGTATTTCTGATATTATATTACTAGCAGAGTAATTTTCGAGTATATCACCAGATGTTACATTGACTATATGCTCAGGTAGCATATTAATTGATACAGTACTGTTACAATAATATCCTTCTTCTATAATTTTAATCTCTCCAAATGATATTTTAATATTCTTATCTTTACATTTTTCGAGAGTACCTGTAATTATTTCATTATCAGGACCAATAACAGTTTTCTCTGATATAATATAATTAGGTTTATCACATGTAACATCTGGTTTATCTGAATTGAGCAGTTGTATAGGATTTACAGTATTAAATATCATATACGAACCTCACTATTTTTTCAGTTTTTTACATATACCATCTAATTCTGTTTTTACATTTTTAATTATTGTACCCATAGCTTGACTATTAGTATAATTAAAAATGTAAGTATCATTACTAAAATCTAATAATACCTTATATAACTCATCTATCTTTTTTACTATTTTCTTATTAGTAGCAAATCCTTTTACTTGTTCAGCATAAGATTTCTGTATAGCAGCTATGTATAGTATCTGTTCAGATATACCATTAGCAAATCCATCCATTTGACCATAGAAATAATTAACCCATTTGGTTATAGTATTCATAAACTTATTAGGATCTGTAAATTTTTCAGTATTATTTATTATAACACCTTCTAAGTCATATAAATACCAATAATATTTCTTGATATCTGTAGCAAAAGATTTACGAAGATATTCTATTTCTTTTATTATAGAACTCTCTATATCAGGGAATAGCATCTCTTCTGGAGTACTTGTACTTCTTAGTATTCTATTTAGATAATTATCTACATCCATGATAGGCACAACGTCTCTACTGAATATATAATTATATATCTTATTGGACTTATTTCCCTTTTTCCTTAGATATAGCATACCTAAATCTATCTTTATTTCTCCAAGGTCTGCTATATTATTTCTATTGGCATTTAAGAGAGAAGATATCTCTCTTACAGTATTAGTAACTTCTGTATCTACAGATTTTCTGCTAAGAATTATATGGTTTAATTGGTTCTTTAATATATATATGAATGATGTTGCTATATCTGGTATAGAAAGCTTACTAAGTATATCCGTTATACCTTTACTTAAATCAGACATATTAAATTCATATAATATCCTAGCAACCTCATGAACCTCTTCTTCAGTCATTTTTAATTGTTTTTCTATTATATCATCTTTATCATGCTTCTTTTTATTATCTTTTTTCACACCATTCTCCTTTTATACTGTTATAATATATGGTATTGCTTCATTTCCAGCAGATATATAACTATTCTTAAGATCTTCAACAACAGATTCTCGTTTAGATGCTTCATTTTCCAAATTAGACATCTTTAAATCTAGTGTACTAAATACTGTCTCTAATCCATCCCAATATTTTAAGTTATTAGATAAAAAAGTTGCTACATCTGCCTGGGCTAATGCCTCAAAAGTTTCCATCTTAGTAGGGGCTATTGTTTTAAGATCATCACTATGTGTTACATATAAGAATACTACAAACTCTCCTAATTTTAAATCTCTATTAGCGATTGAAGATATTTTAATTCTATTAGGAGGTTGATAATCTATATATATATTATTATTAAACATACTCGCATAATTAGTATGCGTTATAACTTGCATAATATCGTCTGTAGAAAAATTACTTAATCCTACATCAGGAACACCATATCCAAACTGTTGTGATAATCCTAAACTTCTATTAGAAAATGATGACCAATCAAGGTCACCAACTCCTAATATATTCTGTGATCCTAAAAAGGATTCATTTATATAATACCACCCATCTTTCTTAGGTGCACTTTCTTTTGTTACTCTAAAAGGAATCTTCCTTGGAAAATATCTAGAAAAAGTAACAATAGATTCTTCTACTATAACTTTAGCCCATGCTGGTTTATTATACATATCTGGTAAATGTGGAGTTAATGGTATTAAACCAAGTCTACGTTCTATCTTGTTTAATACTGTACTCATAGTATCTACATAGACACTCATACGTTCTCCTTTCTATTAACCAAGGTCTCCTTCTTCATGAGCTTCTTCCTCTTCATGTGACTTAGACTCTGTACCTCCTAAAGCTAATAACTCAGTATATTCAGCTTCTGTAATCCAACGAGATATAGCATTCTTTAATGCTATTAATTTCCACAATCCGTTTTGATAGTATTTCTTTACTCTCATAAAATTAGGAGAGTGGGTTAAATCTTCTTCTAAATCATCTTGTAAATCTATAAGAGATGATACATCTATTCCACTCATCATACATATATAATCTTGTCTAGCAGATAATATCTCTATATCAGATACAGAGTTTTGAGAATCTCTCCATATAGGTTTACCTGTAGCAGGATTAATGCTATCTACTATTTTAGACTCTGGTATATCTATTATAGTATAAGGAACTCCTACTGGAGGAGCTACAGAATCTGCAACAAAAGATGCTATAATCGCACCAGATTTATCATAAATAATTAAAGTCTTTACAGAATTCATTTTATCTCCTTTATTTAATTAAGAATTTTATATTTTTTATATATAGCTCACTTTTACACATCCAAAGCCCTCCAGCACCAACATCAACAGGAGCGAATGATATATACATATAACAATTTTCATTTATATGATTACAATCCATACTTAGTCTTAATGGAATAACACTATTGTCATTATTAGTATAACTGTATTCATATGCATTAAATTCTTGTACCCATACATAATGATGATAACCAGGTACATATATATCACTTGCTAATGTTACAGTTCCTAACTGACCCCCAGCTCTTCTTATATTAGTTGTACCAAAATTATATTTAACAAAAGACGGGTCTGCTCCTCTAACATGAAGAGGTTCAAGAGATATTGTCATTACAAAATACACTCTAGTATCTGAAGGTATACCGTCGTGTCGTCTTTCTTTAACTATTGTGAGTATTTTTAGGTCAACATCTACATCAATCCTGCTTAAGTGTCTTATATTTACACTATGAGCTAGTGGTAAAAATAATCTATTTGTATTAGTATACTCTCTTATTCTATTATAATAGTCTGCGGTTTTATTATTCAAAGTACCAAAACCTACAGAATCATATATTTTATAAGAGTTACCTACATGTGTAATACTAGAGGTCCTATATCCATAATATATCATTGGTCTCGGTCCTTGACTAGTTAAATAATTGTCACCTTGTATAGTTATATTAGCATTTTCTATACCACTTTGACCAGTTCTTGGTTTATTTGAATAGGTAGCTTCTGATTGGTGAAGTATTATATTTCCAGTTGGATTTAGAGGTGCTCCACCAGTATTAGTATCTGCTATTCTCAGTATTCTATTAGCAATAGCCACCCCTGAAACTATATCTTGATCAAAGGTGGCACCATTAAAAACCGTTCTTTCTCCTCGGAAATTCTGACCAGTACCCCACACATTACCTATTCTATTTCCTGCAACTATCTTATGTGCAAAGTTACCCATTGCATTATTTACTTCATTTGCTCCTACAAATAGTCTAGGTAGATGTCCTCCTAGTGCATGTCTATATATACCAACTGGCATATTTCCAATACAGTAATAAGCATTATCGTTAAATCCTTGAAATACATTACCCCATTGCTCGGAACCCATTTCTGGAAGTCTACCTACTATTCTTAAACCATTTACCCATGCCACTTTTGTATTAGATATTTCCCATTCATTAGCATTACCAACAGTTTGTTCTGCTAGAGATCTTCCTACCACGTAACTACCAGCAGAGTAAAACCCATAAGGGACATTTATATGCTCACCAGCATTTACAATTCGTGCAAGAGTTCCTCTATGAGGCATAGTTCCTATTACAGTTGTAGGATTTACAGGATCTCCTGATTGATATGTGATAGCTGTTTTACCTTCCAGTATATCTGTACCAGAGGCGGTATATTTATTTAAATCTAAATTAGCACCTCCACCACCAAATACTATTCCATATGATGGCATTTTAATACCTCCTTAAATAAATTTTAGTTATTAGAACTAAAGTCTCTTATCTCTTTCAATATATAATTATCAATATCCATAACTATTGTATCACCACTTGCTTCAACAATATTCATCTTACCATTATTAATATCCATAGTAACCATGTTTGTCAAATCAAAGCATTCCTTTAATAATTTATAATTCTTAGAATAATCTTTAGTGTAATTTATAGCAGATTCATTCTTTAATTGATTCATCCTATCTATTACATCTTGATTAGTAAATGCTTCACACAATGTATTATTAGCATTCATAGCATTTCTATGCTTATAATTCTTATTAAAGTTAGATACAGGTGTATTATTTAGAACAGCAGATTCTGATACTAATCCTGTTGTGTATGCAGTTGGATGTGACGGGAAAATTACATAATCATATGTAATCATCTTCAATCCTGTAACTATAGCACCTTCTTTAGTATTCTCTATACTACCAAGGGCACGTAATGAAAATGCTGGAAGTACACCTTCTCTTAAGTCTCTATCAAAGGTTTCTCCTAGGGCATTATTAGTACCCTTGTACGTACTCATTACATCATCACCTTCCATCCAGAATTTTAAATAACGTACACATGTATTAGTAGGATCTATAGTCTGTTGTCTAACAAGATCTTTAGAAGCAGGGTGACCAGCTTCTCCAAGCATATTACCAGTACTTAGCAACTCTAATTGTCTAGGTGCAGCAATTTCTCTTGCTAAATCCTGTGTTCTATACATTCTAATATTACGATTTTTCTCATTTCCTCTTTGAAGTCTTCCTGTAGCAGTTACTCTACTACTTGTACCAACACCATCTTCTTTTATAATTTTTGACTCTGAAAATGATATTGGTGATTCGTTTATTATATATGCTATCCTCACGTTAAGTGACTCCTTTCAATTAAAATTTTACTATGATGTTTCAGATAGGCATATTTAAGAAGAAAAAAATAAAAAGAAATAGTCCCAGTAGGTATTATACCTACTGGGAAATGAATTAACTATCTACTTCTTTATTAGAATCATCTAATGGCAATTGTATATGCTTATTTAAGCCAAATACTTTAACTATATTTACAGCTAATTTTGTAGCATATACCATAATACCTGTAGTAACCATAGTAACAGGAGTAAATCCAAGATTACTAATGTCTACTATATCTGCAGCATAACCAAGTGCAACTACAGACACTACAGCAATTGCTGCTTTTATTAAACCTTCTAGCATTCTCTTCTTATCATAAGTCTCCTTACCAACAGCCATAGAATTTGTCATTCCTGCTGCTATATTAAGACCTATAAGAATACATAAAACCGGAAGCTTATGTAGTAAATCTATCATATTTGGTGACAGTACCATAAATATTCTCCTTTCAAATAGATTTACTAATATGTATTAATTTAGATGATTCTTATTTATTTTTAAAAGCATACTTCATCTTTAATTGCAATATAACTGGACTATCTCCAGTATATAAATTAGGGCAATATGCCTTTATTTTTAATATATTATTGTCAACGCTACAGTCATAGTCTACACTATTATTGCCATCAGCATGTACCCTAACTTTAAATACATTATTATAGAAACCTGGCACTGACCAAATTTTACTATCACAATTTAAGTGATAAGTATATAATTCTTTAAAGGTATTTTCAACCAACTCACGTAAGGTTTCCATATTATTGGTGATTGGTAGAGATTCAAATAATGATTGTATAGTTTTATAATCTTCCACACCGACTTTTCCAATTAATGTTAGATCTGTTACAACATTTAGTGACTGATAGTCTCTAGTTTCCTCATATTGAATATTACCAATCACCAATTCTTGTATCATCGGTGGCATTTTTTTACAACCATCATCATTATATCCAAGGAAACTTTCGACTACTCTTAATCTTATTTTTAACCTATTTCTTTTATCATCTAAGGATGCAAAATATGTGTATATTACAGGAATTGGTTTATCTAGTTTTTCATCTACAACTTTACCTGTTACTATGATGCAATATTGATCATAACTAGGATATGGGATTACTACACTATTATAATCTTTTAATAACTTATTTTTTCTAACATAGTCTGTGATTATATTATCTAGTGTAGCAGCATAATCATATTTTGTTGTAGGTAGTGATGTCTTTATTAAAGAGTATAAAAAAGATTGTTGTATATCTTTTAATAATCTAAATTTAATAATTTCTTTATTCTCTTTTACAGATCTTGCAAATTTTATTTTTTCTATTGTATACATACTTTTTCTCCTTATCTAATTTCTTCTCTTACTAAATGATACTCCATCTCGAGGTTTCTTATAACAAGAGGTAAGTGTACGTCGTAAATATTTTTTATAGACAAAATATGGTTTTCTTTATCATACGTACACCTATACACTAATACATCACCAAATGCAAAATTTATATTTATCTCTGCGGTATATTCATCTATGTCCGATACAAATATTTTATAATTATTATGGCTGTTCATTCTATATATTTCATGAATAGTATTCTTAAGTAGATCATTCATGAATATATCAAGAAAATTATCCACAACACTTATCCTTGGTAAATGTCTAAATATATCTTTAATATCACTATAATGCTCATCGGATATCATTCCTGTTAATTCGACTTTGAGAATTTTATTTTCCTCTCCGAATATTGAATTCATAACTGTGATATTACAAATCACCAATTCTTTTATTATTGGTACATCTACAATAATATCATCGTTTTTATTATCAAATTTACATAAATTAATAACTAAACTAGTGTTATTATTAGTAAACTCTGCGATGTAATCTAGATATATGGTTGTTTCTTCAGAATATCTGTTTTTTACTTTACCATATATTTCAACTGTAAGCATATTGTTGCGTCCATTATATCTTTCGGTGTGTATAGTATAATCGTTACTATAGAATATCTCCTTAAATAGATAATCTTTAAATAGTTCGTTCACTATATGTGAATAACGGTATTCTCCAGAACCATCTAAGCCTTCTGTAAAAGCTTTATTTATATTTCTTAGTAACTTATATCTAAGCTCTATATTATTTCTTACCTTATTTTCAAAACTTATTTTTTCTATTTTATACATAACTTTTCTCCTTATTTTCAATTGTTTTATTTATATTTCATTCCGAAACTTTTTATAACAGGTATTCCAAATCCATTTTTTGGATATTCGTATACCTCGATTTTGAAGCTCTTATTTTCTTTATATCTATGACAGTTGTACTTAATTGTAGAACCATTTACAAGTTTTATATGTATATTCTGCCCATCTCCCATTCCTATGTATCTATAATTATTTATACATACATCTTGGACACGAGTAATATTATTAAACTCTTTGTATAGCTTTATAAAAGCATCTAAAAGTTCATCTTCATATGAATCTTTTTCTATAGGTAAATCCTTAAATACTTTTTCAACGGTCTCATACTCTTCATCGAATACTAAGCCAACTAACTCTATATCAGTAATTTCTCTTTTTATTTCTGGCTCAGCATTTATATCAATAACTAGTCTATCTATTATTGGTAATATTTCTGAGAATACAAATCTTTTATTATCAGTATGGAACTGTATAAGATTTATATCTATTATATTACCACTATCAATATAATTAATGATATATACTAGATATATATTAGTTTTCAAAACACCGTTTGTTATTTCACCTTCTATCGATACAGTATAATTAAACTTAAGTTGTTCCGAAATAAGTCCCCTTACATTAATTTGAGACTTATTAAGTTTAATAGGTGTATTATTAATATAATGACAATCTAGCATATATTTTATTGCATTATCATGACAGATATGTGCTAGTCCATTTGGAAAATATATATCATATAATGCTGTCTTCATAATTCTCAATATATCATAACTATACTTGTCTTTTTCTACTATATCCTTATCTCTTGTAAACTGTAGTTTCTTAATTAACATTTTTAGTTCCTCCTTATTTGTTAAAAATAAGAGGATAAGTATTCTAATACTTATCCTCTTAGTATCATAGTAATTTACTATTTGAATTTTAGCTTTAAATAGTACATGCCATTTAATACGTCATTGTATGTATGATTATCATCAGTATCGTAACTATTTTTACGAATTTCAAATTCTTCTACTATGGTATTATATCTAAAAGTATACCCGACTTCAGTATAATTTAAATACACATGTACAGTGCCGCATATTATTGTTTTATTTTCCCATCTGACATTATCAACTTCTAATTTGTCATAATGAGTATAACCTTCATCACGTAATACTTCGAATACTTCATTTATTGATTTCAATATATTAATATACGGAGAATTTCCTACTGAAGGTTTAGCCATGTGTTTAAATATATTCAATAAATCATCGTAATGAATATATGGAACAACATCCCCATGTGTATGAAGACTTTGTATTATAGCCGATTCAGAACTGGATAACCAGTCTCTTGTCTTACTAACAAATTTTATATTATCAATAAATAGATAATCCATAATTAGTAACACTTTGCCTAAAGATTCATCTATAATAGCTTTGTCTAAGGATAATGACATATTACTATCATACTTACCATACTTTATATTATATCTTAAATTAATATCACCATACATACGTAAAGTAATATCGACATAATAATAGTCAAATGATAATTTTGTAATTTTGATATTATTATTGATACTTTTGAAGTACCACTTAAACATATCTTTTATGAATAACCCTAAATTTAGAATACCATTATTATTAGTACAATCTTTTATTGTGGTTATAATAATAGAGTCTATATTCTTATTAATAATAGGATCTATATCAATATTAGGATTTTGTATACCTAAAAATGATTTGATCACATTATGGTTTTTCATCATATTTTCCCTTCCTTTACTGTATCACGGTGACTTGTCTACCATAATATATTACTGGTTTTTTATATGCTATATTTGTCCATTTCTTATAGACATCTAAATACAGCTCATCTTCATCACCATTATATGTGAGCTCATAATACATACCATCGCTCACCTTTGTAGATAATAATGCTTTAAAATTTTGTAGTACTTTTACCTGCCATACTACATATACATCCTCAGGCAAAAGTTCTTCACTGTCACTTTTATCTCTCTTATCGTTGAAATATTTAACTACTTTACCAATGCACAAATTTCTAAATTCTAATTCTGTCATAATATTTTCTCCTTTATTTTATTTATTTTTTAATGACAAAAATATAGATATCATATATATCTATTCATAGATATATTATTTATTCATTTTCATTTTTAATGCCATTATACCAAAGTACATGCTATATTAGAAAATAAAAAATCCCAGAAGTACAATGTACTTCTGGGAATATCTATTATTTTTTAATTTATGGCTTAAGACCAGTTCTGTTAAGAATCTTAATTCTTGTCTGTACTGGCTGATACTCCTGAATGAGCCATCTCTCGAAAGCATGAATGCTTGGAAGAGCTGGATTCTGAGCATTTCTGATTTCATTACTTACATACATCTGATAATCATAGATTCTATAAGTAACCCTGTCAGAATTTCTTGGAGAAAGGATACATATAAGTTGATCTGACCAACGAAGCTTATCTGATCCGATAAACTGATATACTCTTCTATCAGAAGTTACAACAGTTCTCTTATAATCAAGAGTTACAGGACCAATACTTGCAGGTGTCTGATATGTATACTCCGTTGGAGTAATCTTTCTTACAAGGTCAGGATCTCCAAATACAGTTACAGTCATATCTGGATCATTAAGAACATAGAGCATTTCTTGAACCTGGCTATCGAAGAAATCGAAGAAGGTCTTATATCTGTGCTCTACATGATCAAGAGCGTAACCGTTTGGTACAGCGAAGTCAAATTCACCATAACCCTTAGCTCTATCATCAAGTCTATCATAAGAATCATCAAGGAACTTCTTGATCTTATCATCCTTATAGTTAGCTAGTGCTGTCTTAAATAATGACATTATCTTTGTAAGCTGATTAACCTGATAAAGTGTAGCTAAATCCTTAACTTCGTTAGGAGATATAGTTGTATTTATCGGAATAGCGTTTGGTATCTCTATAAGAGTTGTGGTTACATCCCACTTAACGCTACATGTATCAAGCATAGCATTAGCAGTATCAAGTTCTGCAGCAAGTCTTACAGCCTTTACTACACCACTTGAAGAATAGATATTAAACTTGTTCTTATCCATTGTACCAGAGAGAGAATCCTTCTTTGTCTCTACTGTTGTAGCACTAGTATGTATAGTAATACTTATAGGCTGAACAAATGTTCTCTGATACTCATTATAACCTGGCTTAAACTCTATATTTACTGGGAACCAAACCTTTGCCTTAACACCAGCATCGCTTGCCTTAGCAATCTTAGACTTTGGTCCAATAACACCATCTGCATCAGGAAGTCTCTCTCCCTCTGCTATATATACATTATCAAGTCTAATATGTGAAATCTTTGTACTAATAGAAAGATCATCATGAGCAGTACCACCACAAAGAGCAAGTACATCTGTAATCTCTGTTTCAGGAAGTTCAAGATCAATATAGTGAACAGGATTTGATGCATCTATAGCATCTGTCATCTTATTCTGCTCCATGAACATATCTATTTCATTACCCTTAGTATCTACTAAGATTCTCTTCTCCATTGAAAGAGTAAACTTCGGTGTATCTGCTACTACCTTCTGGATAGCACCCTTATCAAACACCATGTTCATAAGGATATTCTTCTGAATTGGGAATGCAAGACCTATTACTGGGTTGTAATCACCGATGTTAGCATGCTCCTTAACAGCGTCTACGTTGTTATCGAACTGCTGATCCATCATCTCCTTTTCATCAGTCATTGTTTCATCATCTACGAGAGGGTCCTGTCCTTCTTCCTGTGCTTCTGAAAACAAATTTGATGTGAAGAATTCTCTAAAAGCTTCACGTGTCTCTGCTCTATTAAATACCTTAATTGGCTCTTCATATATATCCAAATGTGATTCGTTCAATGTTGACTTAGCAGTAGCTATCCATTGCTGAGCGAATGATGCTAAAGGATTCTTATTATAAGAACTTCCGAAACTATTGATAGTTTCGCTACCTTTACAAATAGGCATATGTGTTCTCCTTTCAATTAATTTCTTATATAATATTATTTAAAAAATCAAATATTCATATTTATCAATGAGTCCTGGAGAGAAAACTCAAGGGCAAATATTTTAATATATTGTTTATATTTTACGCATCAGTTTTCAATTCTTCCAGAACCTTCTTAATGGTCCTAAATGCGTTTATATACTTTATATATATTGTATTATTATCTAAATATGATGTCTTATCAAATATATGGGTTATATAATCCAATAGGTAAAACTTAATATTATTCAAAGATATAATAATTTTATGTAGGGTATCTACATTATCTGAATTTTTAGGAATATTATTTATGGAATTTAGTACCATATCTGTCTCTTGATACAGGTTTTTAAAATCTAATTTTAGTTTTAAAGTTCTAATAGTCTTCTGTTCATCTGATAGATTATCATATATATCATCTTCTGTTTGAGAAATACTATTATCTATAGCGGATGAACCTTCTCCACCGTCACTAGAGTCATAGGAACTATTATCTCCATCTCCTCCTGAATCAGACCCAGAATCATCGGTGGTATCTTCTCCACCACTATCTTCACCTTCGGTGTTCTCATCTCCACCATCGTCAGAATCATCTATACTAAATTCTTGGTCTTCCGATCCTTCTTCTCCAGTGTCTCCTTCAGTATTGTCTTCGCTTTCTGTAGTATCAGACGCATTCTCTCCTGTATCATTCTGTTCTTCTGTATCTTGATTCTCATTATTTGTTTCAGTATTCTGATCACTATCTGCTTTATCATCATTATCTCCTCCTTGGTCTTGTTGATTATCAGGAGTATCATCTGTTTCAGGTTCCTCATCATCTGTAGGAATAGTAAACTCTTGATCTTCATCTTCTTCCTCAGTATTATCATCAGGGGGAGTAGACTCAGCATTGTTACTATCATTTGTATTGTCGTTAGTATTACTGGTATCAGAATCTTTATTTGTGTCATTATCATTAGATGAATCTTCCTCTTGTTTCTGATCATCTGCATTATTATCAGATGTATCATCATCTTTATTATCTATAGTATATTCATCATCATCGTCTAAAGGTTGTCCATTAACCTTTAGCTCTTGTAGATATTTTATATTTCGTCTAAAAAATAATCCCATATATTAATCATCTCCCTTATCGTTTGCAAAAGATGTTTTTGGAACACTTATACCTTCTGACTTTAATCTGAAAATAATGTTTTGTCTTTCTCTTTGTAAGTTTCTCTGCATATACATAAGATTTCTTAATTTAGATTTATCATCATCGTCTTCTGCTTGTTTAATATCTTTATCTATTAATTTAAGCTCTATATCTATTTGGTCTAGAAGTTTTTTACGTTCCTTTTTAGCTATATTCTTAGATGCAGCTAATCCACCTAATGTCGCTATTATAGGTCCTACTATACCACCAGTAGCGATACCAATACCAGCAAGTACATAACACTGTTTCATCATTTTAGAGAAAGTACCATTTATCTGACCTTTCATTATATTATCTACAGATGTAGATGGAGATATTGTCTCTTTAACCTCTTGCTTAAACTTTTCTGCATTACCATCTAAATCTCTAAGTATTTCTTTTCCTTTAGCAGCGATATCTTCTTTCTCATCTTTAAGTTTAACAATATTATCTTTAGCCTTATCCATCAAATTGTTAAACTTATCAGTCATATCATCTTTAAATTTACCGATAGTTTTCTTAGCTTTATTTAGCATCTTCTTACCATTAAATTTATTATTATCTTTCTTAGTCTCTACTTCTTCTTTTAATAAAGATAAGGCTTCAAATTTAATTGACAATGGTGTATTTTCATTTATGGAGAAACTTCTATATTTGGAAGATATATTATATGTATCTATATAATTACCATTCTTTTCATTATATTCTACATACTCTTTTACTATATGATTTAGATACTTTTCATTTAATGGTAAGCCTATTGACCATAAATCTATAATTCTAGACATCTCATTTTTAGATAAATTATGTATAAATGATGGTTGTAATATAGCCTCAGTTATAGCATCATATTCTGATAATTTATCGTTTACATCTTTTGTACTATCTTCCAACTCTTTATCCATCTCTAATAGTTTATTTATTCTTATTCTATCAGATTTTACTATGGTATCTTCTAACAACAATGATTCTTTCAATGATAGTAATACTTTAAATTTAGATCTGAATCCAAAGGTCAATTCTGACTCATTCATATATATAAATAATTTACCATTAGATTTAGTCATACTTTCATTTATTTTACTCTTAATACTTAAAGCTTTCTTATGTATATCAGATTTATTATTAACCTTACTAATATCATATGTATGAAGTACACTATTAATATATCCATTCTCTGTTACATATGATAATATATTAGACTCAGTTAATTCATCCTTTATATCAGTATCTTCAGCATTCTTAATATCTTTCTTTACTTTCTTATCAATAGCTTTACCAGCTTCTACAGAATCATTAATTAAAGTATTTACTTTATAACTACTCAGTTTAGATGACTCTAGGCTAATATCATCAAAATCGAAATCATCATCGTCATCATCACTATCGCTACTACTTTCACCATCTTCTTCATCATAGTCATAATCGTCAGCGTCATCATGGAAACTTGCTAAGTCATTCTTCTTAGTTTCTACATTCTTTATAATTCTATCAAGTTCAGCACTATACTTCTCTAATTTCTTCTTATCTTCACTATTATCCGTATCAGCTATTTTCTTTTCTACTTCTTTCTTTTCTTTCTTTAAGAACTTATATAGACTATTGACTTCATCTTTAGTAAAAGTATGAGATCCTATCCAGTTTGCCAGTATAGCAACTATTCCTATTACAGAATTAAAGCCTACTAGATATAATATACCGAAGTTCCTAATCCATTTAAATATATCAGGAAAATCTTCTATTATATCTTCAGGTCTCTTAGCAAAGATCTTTTTCATTATGCTTTTAAACTTAGTATCGTTCTTTTCTTGCTCAGTCTTATACCTATTTATTAAATCTTTAATCTCATCATCACTATTACCAGAATCTTCTAATACTATATTCTTATTAAATAAATAATCTATACAATTTAAATTAGATATCATTCTAGATTCTTGTAATATATTCCTTACAGCAGTTAGATTAAAATTAGGAGTAGACAAAAAATAATCGGTTACAGACTCTATCATAGTACTTTCATCATAATTAGGAAACTTAAACTTATGATTCAAATAATTTACTTCTTCTAAAGTTAGTTCTATCTTAACACTTGGTTTCATATCATATGTATCTATTAATCTACATACGTTTTCACATATAGTATCAAAAGATTTATTTTTATAATAAGAATATTCGTTTAACTTAAACCTTTTAGATAACTTATTATGATTTGATAGTATCCTATCTGCCAATATATAATCGGCTACCTCTACTAGTATCCTAGACTTATTATCGTCAGATAACTTAGATTTCTTTACCTCTGATAATAAATCTTTGACATTCTTAGTATAAGGTACTATATTAGTATTAACAAAACTTATACTATCATTTAACAATTTACTATTTTTGGATAACTCTAGTTGTTCTAATAGTTTAATACATCTCTTATATTCATGCGATGCATTATCTATATTAGTACAGCCTGATAGATATATATTGACACTTTCCTTCAATATATTATTAGATTTCTTACTAAATGAATTTATAGCTCTATCGTATTTTCCATCTAGCAATGTACCTTCTCTAGTATCCTGCAAGTATATATTACGCATAGATACTTTATCCATAGATAACTTCATTTTCTATTTCCTCCTAATTTAATAATATTAAAAAATTATTATAAAGTTCAAAGAAGATAAATTTGATAGAATTAATAAAAAAATAAATTCATTTTTAGAGATGCGTGGTTTTACCCACGCATCTCTATCATAGATAGATCTATATTATAATTCTCTTCAAAGAAGAGAGTTAGGTCTTGCTCTATAACTTGAATATAACTAAACCATGATGATCCTGGTTTAGTGCATTCTCTTATATCGCTTAATATTGTAATTAAACGAATAAGTGAATCTGCTTTATTGTTTTCTATACCATTGAGACATTTCTGTATCTCTGGTACCTTTTCCAAAAACTTAGAAGATATTGCTTTTTGAGTTTCGACTACTATAGTATCAAATTTGTTCTTTATTGTTTTTTCAATATCCATTACCAGGTTCTTACTCATTTCTAATGTTCTCATATTGTTTCTCCTTCTGCCTGATATCTTTAATCAGGTCTTTATATTTTATTTTTTTTGAATGATAGATATATCTATATTCACTATTATAATATATAAGTATAAATATTGAATTATTAAAAAAAAATAAATAGGAGGTAGAGTAATACTCTACCTCCATATATTATATTTATTCAAGTATTTCCATAGGATCTGGGGTCCCATATACCACACTATTAAATAGCCATTCTACAGTATGGAATATATTAATATTGCTCTCTGGTATCCTAGAAATATTCATCTTATTTCTAATTCTTTTACTAAGCTTCTCAAAATCCCATCCGCATATATATGTATTATATGAATTTATATATGAATACCTCGTAAGAGTATTTAGTATTCTTACCAAATCTCCTGCATATTCTTCGTATACAGACATTGATATTGCAATATCATCTCTGTCGCTATAGTAAGAACCATATACATAAAATACACGTATATTAAAGTCTTTAATTAAACCAATCTTTTGTATATATTCAAATAATACTTTTGTATTATTATAGTTTATATCTTTTAAACTCATATTTATTTTTATACATTCTTGATTTGAAACATTGATACTAGGAATAGATTTACCTACTCTTAATTCATCCATACACAATAAATCATTGCGTATATCTTTTAGTATATTATATAAATATAAAGGATCTGTAGTTTTATCACTAGCCAGATCTGACTCTTTATAAACTCTATACATATCATTAGTTTTCCTTACTGCTTTATACAAATGATGTTTTACAGATTGTATATCTGTAATATTATTACCTATTATACAATCAAATGCACTACCAATATGGAACCTAAGAAATTTGACATATATATCTTTACTATATAATCCGTCGATACCATATACACTATCAAAATCATGAGTATTGTTTAATTTATTACCGATATTGGTATATAGATTCTCTACTTTATTATACAACTTTATGACATCTTCCATTAATTTCATATTTCTTTTCATACTATTTCTCCTTATTTGTGTTTATTTTTAATCAAGTTCAGTCATGATTAAAAATTCATTATAGATTTTTACTGCAATGATATCATAATCAAACTTATCGGCATACTGAATTGTAGATATTATCATATTTTTATCTGAAATTAATGCATTTACTACACTTCTAAAATCCCAGCCAAAATCATATGTATCAGTATCAGCATCATATGCACAATTAGTAATCGCCAATAATAATCTTGCTAATATGTGTTTTTTATGACTTGGTATTTTTAATTCATTAATATCCCAATAATACCTGTCATGCTTATCTAAATTCAATAGTGTGTGTTCTACTAAATTTAGATCAAATAATCTTGAAAATACATAGTGTATAGAATCTTCCGTAGCATTACTGTCACCGAATGGTATTCTATACTGTATTAATCCATGCTCTTCATTTAACCTTGTTTTTAATAGCACATATTCATCAGTCCCTACAACAATTCTATATAATAAACCATGTAAATGAGGATATATTTTATTTATAATTTTTGACTGTTTACTATTAGTACTGTCATCAATAAGTAGATTATCTACTTGCTTAAACATTTTTAATACTATTTTACATATAATTTTGTGATACATCTTATGGTTTGTAAATACATCTATAATCTCTGATGAGTTTTTCTTAATACTTTCACAATGTTTTATAAGACCAGCATCAGAATTATTATCCAACTCCAATACCTTATCAATCAATGCATTGATTTTGTTTGTATAGTAACTCATACTATGTGTAATTTTTTTCATGGTTGTTCTCCTTTTTCCTTTAATTTAATATTGAATTCATTTGCTTGATATATCTACCAATATCTACACTTGTAGGTAAGTATATTACTCTTTCTAATATCTTACGGTCCCAATGATACTTGGTATGGATTAGCCAATCAGCTTTATTAATCCATATCATTTTGGTTGTATCTTTTTCGGTATCAATTTTGATTTGAAATTTAGGAGTTATGTATTCTTTAGTAGATATAACCTTTTTATCAGCATCTTTATGAGTAATACTAAATGCAGAATTATTGGATATACATATATCAGAGTCTTCATCTATAAAGAATAATCCGTTTATACCATTGAAACTATGTACTTTGACTTTATCTATACTATTATCTATCATAAACTTATGTACGTTAGACGTTTTGAATTTACCAAACCTTGAGGATACTGCCCCTCCGGACAGTAGTAATATTCCATTACCGTCGTTCTTGAGATTTGTGTATACGTCTCTCAATACCTCATCGTCTGCAGAATTAGTAAAGTTTTTCTCACCATCTTTATCTAAGATATATGCAGTTGTAACTCTACAATCCTTAGATACACAGGTGGCTATTAGCTTACCATCAATGTCATCTGAGATAATCCATTCTTTAGGATTACCTTCAATTATCTTTTCCACTTTAAAATCTTTAATTGCTACTCTTATCATAAATTTCTCCTTCTACCTATTATATTCAAATAGGATTTTATAAAATTGTATAGATTAAATCTATACTCATTACTATAATAAGCAATTAAAAAAAATATTGAAATTATAATAATCTGGGAGTAGAAAATCTACTCCCAGATATATTCTTATTCTAATGACATATGAATCATGTTTCTAGAACAACGTCCCTTCATTATCATTTTTTCAATAAGTGTTTTTATTATTAATTTATTATCAACATTTGTAACCACTTGTTTCCAAGAATTCATAATGTTGTGCATGACTTCTGTTACTATCTCTTTACAATGTTCTTCTTCTACATCTGTATTTTTAATATATATTAGTATATCATATGCTGTTAATATTAGATCTACTACAGCATCAATAACTAATTTTGAACTAGGATCAAAATTATTATCCTTGATAATATCAGCGTATTTTAACATATTGTGTATAGAATCATGTATAATATGATTTTCATCTTCTGCCATTATTATATATGACACATATAATGTATGTATATCATTATATGTATCCACAACTGATTTTCTAAACTTTTCTCTACTACTCATTTTTCATCCCCTCCATAGTTTCTTTTAATAAAGTACTATTCCAACAAGATATAGGATCAGGAGAACTATGTTTTACTGCATTGTAAATATACTTAGCCAGTTCTAAGTTCTGATAGCATCTAGATTGTTTATAATTATATAACTCTTTCTTTATCAATTGTATAAAATGACTAAATTCCCATCCAAACTCACATTCTCCATCTTTTTGAGAATAGTCTGTAATCGTTTTCAGAAGATCTATTAAATCATCTGCTTTATTCACATATATATTACAATAAATATATACTCCTTTAATCCTTTTATTTTCTGAAATCTTAGAAAATGGAACATAGTTTATCCTAGACAAATGACCAAACAGTTTTGATATCATATACGGATCTACATTACTAAATGAATCTGATACCGTTATAGTTTCTCTGCTTGACTTGAAATCATAAACAAGTTTATGCCTATCATATATAGATTTATCTACACCAAAATACATTGGATCAAATAATGTATTTATCTGTTTAACCATATTATGAACACATACATCATTAATCTCCTTATTATAAGTATTAATGTAATAGGAACACTGTATTCCTATACATATTAGAGTTTCTGATATATTTTTTAGTAATTCATCAGAATACTCTTTTGATTTACATAGACTCCATATATATGATATTTTAGTATGTACACTGTCTATACATGATGCTAAATATATCCTTGGGTCATTATGCTCTTCAACAAGTTGTCTTATTGTTGAATATTTTCTATTTACAACATCTACCTCTTTTAAAACTTTTGATACTACCTTATAATATTCTTCTAGTATTTTCATATATACCTCCTTAATCTTTAATGAGACTGAATGGATTAGGTTCTCCATATACTATGTCATTGTGAATATACTGCATAAGTTTAAAATTTTTATATTTCCTACTATCTTCACATTCTGCGATATTATATAATGATAGAGTATGAATTATATTTCTAAAATCCCATCCATACTCATATTCACCTGTAACACTTATATATGTATATTCCATAAACGTATATAGAAGATCCGCTAGATCTTCTATTTTATTTTTATATGCAGTAAAATTTAATAAGTGACCTTCTTCATCTTCATCAGATATAATCTCGCATTGTTCAGATAAATATCCCAATTCCCATATATGATTAAACAGGTTTTCCAACCCAGTAGCAGAATATGTCCATACATTTGTAAAAGTTACTGTCTCACTATTACAAGAAGTATTTTTATTATTAACCATTGATTTATATATGGAAATATCTGTTTCTAAGAAACTAAAATTAGAAATCGTATTTGCAGTTTGAATTAACTCTAATACTTTACAACCAAAATCGTCACTACCTGGATATTCTGGAAATGTATAAATTTCTGCTAATAAATCTATCGTAGCACCAATAGTAAATTTTGAATTATAATTAAATTCACCGAGAGATATAATATCAATGTAACCAGACATTCTATATATTGAATCATATATAGCCTCTTTATCTTCTTTATTATTTATACACGTATACATCATTCCGTATAAATCCTGTAAAACTCTACTTACACTTAAAATTGCATCTTTAAATTTTTCTTTGTTTCTCATATTTCCTTCTTTCTGCCTACCTTTAAGGCTATTAAGATATATAGATTAAATTATCTATATTCAATAATATAATACGTAAACAAAAAAAATATCGAGAGTAATATAAGGGTACACCCGCGGGTGTACCCTTTAATTTCTTATTTATTATCCGTTTTTGATTCACCAAACGGATTTGGGTTTCCATATACTACTGAATTATATATGTAATGTGTAAGCTGAGAGTTTTTATACTTTCTACTCTCACTCATATCATGTAATATCATATTAGCAATATGACCAAAATTCCATCCGAAATCATATTCATTGATAGTACTGTACGCATATCTACTGAATACTTTCAGAAAGTCTGCCAAATCCTCTGCTTTATTTTTATATACACTAAAGTTCAATAAAACTCCTTTAAATTCATTATCTTCATCGAATTCCTCGATGATTTGATGACGCCTTGATAAATACCCTAACCTCCTTAGATGGTTAAATACACCATCCAACATATCAGCAGGTGTATTTCCCATCCATATATCTTCTAATACAATTTCATCTCCATCTTCTGGATAATCTGAAACTATATTGGACTCATATACAGATACATCCACAGATAACATTTGTGGATCTATTAATGATGAAACCTCTTTAATAGTATTACCGAGTTCCTCTCCATTAGTATCGTCATTTATAAATGATTGTATCTGATGAATGGACTCGCTTAAACATACAAATTCATGAAACACTGTTTTTATATTTGGATATCCATTATGTTCCATAATGGATAGAAGATGTCTTCTTATCGCTGTAAGGTAAAAGAATATATCAGCATCATCTTCAGTCCCAGCTTCACTATGCCTTCGATCATAATAAATATTGCAAAGGCTATTTATTTTATTATATACAGCTTCTACATTTGCTCTAAAAGTTTTATTAAAGTTTCTCATAACTACCTCTTTCTACCTAGGTATTCTTTGACCTAGGATTTTTAAATTTATTTTTTGAATGATAGATATGTATCTATATTCACTATTATAATATCTAAACAAAAAAAATATAGAGAGTATCCCAGGGCACACTGTATAGTGTGCCC